GATTTTTCACGTCAACAAATCTATCTTCGGTCATTCCAAGTGCTGAAATTGGAATTGGCACATCGTCCTCGTCTGCAATTTCTTTCGCTAACTCAAAATCATACAATCCGGCAGTTTCAAGGACGGCAGTATATCCTTGTTCGTTTGGTCCCCAAAACAAATGTGCATTACCGCCGAAAAACATATCCCGATGTCGCAAACAAACGATCACGAACTTTTTACTCATCCCTTTACTCCTCCAATCCGGCGAGTTCGAACAGTCTGTCCGTTAAATTGTAATCTCCATCAACAGTCGCACCTTGAATGAAAATCCGATAGTCCTCCATCGCCAACCGCCACTCCAGCACCTTGCGGGCGACTTCCTGCGGGGATTCGGAAACAAAGCAAACACCAGACACTGTATTGATTTGGGAATATCCATTATCTCCCGGTTCGATTGATATGATTTGTTCAGGAGCAATATAGACATCCCCTTTAAACCGTATCATTTGTTTCCGTCTCCTTTCTCGACTTCTTCCCAATATACGTCATAACGTGCGGCTCCGCTTAAAATACCTTCTTTTGTTTTTACAGCGAAATATCCACCATATTTTTCCCGTAAAAATTCCCGAAAATCTCCTTCGCAAATTTGGAGAACTGCGCCGTCTGATCTTCGCACAAGCCTATACATCGTTCCCGTCTCCTTCCGGTGCGTTGATGCTGATTTCACATCCGCAACACGGGCATTCAATCCGCTTCACCTTCGCCGCATTGGTCGGTTCGCTCGTGGTGGAGAGGGCTTCGTCGATGATCCGTTCGACGCGTTCAATCGCGTTTGTGGGATCGCCCCAGCGCAATTCCGATTGTGCCATCTCCAACGCCGCCCTAAGACGCTGGATTTCTTCCTGCTGGTGCTTGATTAACCCTTCACGTGCCCAGTATGCGTTGACATGCTCCATCTCTGGGGCATCGAATGCGCCGGATTCAAGGCGATCTCGAAACGACTCAATCCATGGCGATTTGTATCTGCGGTCGTCTAACCACTCCAACACCGCTTTCTTGATCAGGTATTCACTCATGCGTGTTCGCTCCTTTCAAAACGGCAATTCGTTCGTCTGGTCGAGCGGATCGCTCTTCCATCCCAGACGTTCTCTCAGCCATTCTTTAGCAATACGCTCTTTCTCGGCTGCGGTCAGTTCTTTTTGCCGCTCTATTCCGACAATTCGCTTGATCGGAAAATACGCGCCGCATAACTTGAACAAACTTGCAAGCGAACCGTCGTTGGATTCCACCCGAATCGGGTTTGTAACGGCTTTTCCTGTTTGCTTCCCCCGGATGGTTTCACAAATAACGGTATCTCCCAATCGAACGATGTTACTTAACGCCGTGCAATCGAACACATATCTTTTTCCTGCATTTTGATGTTCAACGAGAACGATGTACATAGTTCATTCGCTCCTTTCACATCTCACATTTCCGGCAGTCGTTGCCGTAGACGGTGGATTCGTCCAAAATCTTTTGAACCGCCTTTTTAACTTCCACCGCCGAAAACATGACGTAAATCGTTCCGTCTCCAAAATCGTTCACGATTTCGCCAATTGGTCCGCCTTTCCAAAGTCGCCGAGTATCCGTCTTGCCCCAACGTCCGGGGATACGAAAACCAACTGACGCCTGATCTCCAGCAAGCTCAATCTGTTTGTCACAGTGTTTGATGATCTCTTCTGGTGTCATCCACTTTCCCTCCATCCAACCTCAACATCATGAATGTCGAACCCAATCAATAGCGCACGAATCCTCTTTTTTCGATATGGCTGAACATACACTCTGTAACACGGTTCCCATCCCGGCCCACCGTACAATGACCATGCTCCGCTCGTCGTCGAAAGAAATCCGTGCTGTTCAATCTCTCCGGCAATTGTCGCTTTTACCGGTATTATCTGACCAAACGTGTTTTCGACCATCAACGTAACCTTTGTTCCGATAGGAATTGAGCGAAACATTTCAACTAAATCCACTCGCTTTCCCTCCCTCAATTCAATCTCCGTATATCGTTCAAAATCATGTTCGCTAACGTTTCCATCTCGTCCGGCTTGTGATACATCGTCGGATTGTGCATAAGCATATTGACAATTCCGTTATAATCGTTGTATCCGATTAACGCCGTCGAGAGTCTGAAACGCGGTATGGATATGACCAAAGTTCCATGTTCACCTTTGGTATAGAAAACACCTATGCCGCCTTCCCAATCGTTTAAGTCATAGGTTTTGTGATAAGCTGTTGTTTGTTTCATGCTCTCACTTCCTCAGAAAGGTAAATCATCATTCGATATATCAACTGGTCTGCTATCATCGTAGAATGGGTCACCGCCATATCCTCCGCCGCCAGAAAAATTGCCTTTGTTGTCCTTATTCGCACTTTCTAGGAAGCGGACGTTATCGGCAACGACTTCAGTCACCCATACTTTGCGGCCTTCGTTGTTTTCATATGAGCGCACTTGAATTTTCCCTTCGACAGCTGCTAACCTACCCTTCCGTAAATAGTTCGCGCAATTTTCAGCGAGTTGTCTCCATACAACGATTGGAATAAAATCTGTTTCCTTTTCTCCGTTTTGATTCTTATATCCCCTGTCCACTGCCAACGTAAAATTGGCTAAAGCCACACCAGTTGGTGAATACCTCAGTTCGGGATCCTTTGTTAAACGGCCAATCAGCACAACTCTATTGAGCACTTTCTATCATCCCTTCTTGTTTATATTGCCACCGGCGCTTTTATCGCTGGATGCGGGTCATAACCTTGAAGTGTTATATCTTCATATCGAAAATCATCTATATCCGTTATGTCAGGATTCAAAATCAGTTTAGGAAGTTTGCGCGGTTCCCTTTGCAATTGTGTGTTAACTTGTTCTAAGTGATTCAAATAGATATGTGCATCTCCAAGCGTATGAATAAATTCACCAACGCCTAATCCGGTAACTTGTGCAATCATATGTGTTAATAGCGAATAGCTGGCAATATTGAACGGTACACCAAGAAATGCGTCTGCGCTGCGCTGATAGAGTTGGCAAGACAACTTCCTATCCGATACATAAAACTGAAACAAGCAATGACATGGAGCTAATGCCATTTGGTCAAGTTGTTCAACATTCCATGCCGATACAATTAAACGTCGAGAATTAGGATTTTCTCGTATCTGGCGGATAACGCCAGCAATTTGATCGTATGAAACGGATGCTTTCGGCCATACTGTAGTCGGCCATCTACGCCACTGCTCTCCGTAAATCGGACCAAGGTTTCCGTTTTCGTCCGCCCATTCATCCCATATGGTCACGCCATGGTCATTCAAATATTTGATGTTCGTATCTCCGCGCAAGAACCATAGCAATTCATAAACCACTGATTTCCAATGCACTTTTTTTGTCGTAACAAGCGGAAACCCATCTTCCAAGTTAAACCGCATTTGATAGCCAAATATACTTATCGTTCCGGTTCCTGTCCGATCTTCTTTTCTCTTTCCGTTCGCCAAAATATCTTTTAACAAAGCGTGGTATTGTTTCATTTTTCAGTCTCCTAATCATCAAAAAATCCATACCCATACGGGATTTGCGGTTTATCAAGTTGCGCTTCGATAACATCTTTCATAAGATTTGCAAATACAGCCATTTCCCGTTCGTCCAGTCCGTCAATCAATCGGATCTCCGCGGATTTCAGCTTCCGCCCGGCGGCAGTTGAAAGAAGATTTACTATCGGTTCTATCTCAGCCATGCGCCGGCGGCGTTCTTCTTCTGCTTCCCGGATGGCTGCTTGTTTCCGATTGTATTCCCCCCAATCCTGTTCATCGAACCAGAAGAAATCCCCGTATTTCTCACGGTACACGCTGATCCAATATTGAAGTTCCGCCTCATTGGTTTGGATTCGATCATGGCACGGCCAGCAAAGGCGAAGCCCGTTCGTCTTGACTCCGCGCCCGCCGCGCCCTCTCGGATAGACATGATGCGTCGTGGTGTCGGGATTCTTTCGGCAGGATTGACATAACCCTCCAGCTTCTGCAATCAATTCTTTTATCACTTTGCGCGGAAACTCTCCGCGATCCGCAGTTGACGCTTTGGGCTGATGGTGAGCAAGGATGTTTTCCCGCCACGGTGCTACGGGTTTCTTTTCCTTTTTCCGTTGAAGGCTGTTATACGGTTTCTTTTCCTTCTGTTGCTTTACCGGTTTAGGAAGCATCATCTCTTGCTCACCACCTTTCAAAATTCAATTTCCATCTGAACTACTTTTTCCGATTGTTTCCTACTGTACTTTTCCTTATATTTTGGCCCGATACCAGTTCGGCGGTACTTCGTATTTTTAAGCCTACGCCGACATGCGAGACAACGGTTGTATTCCTTTTTAACCGCATCCACTTGTAGCACCTTCTTCTTGCAACGCTCTCCGAACACCGTATTGGAGCATTTCGGAGTTCTTGACAAACTCGATGATTTCCGCCGCGATCATTCCGCATGACTTCACTTCCAGGTCCGTCCAATCCGGATTCGTGCAAACCCTATACTTCAACACCAAGAAGTAATTCCCGATCTCGATATGCGCCGTATATTTTGTTTCGATCACCGTTTTGTCCTTGAATGGTGTTGATGTGTATTCCGTGACCGAAAGAAGCTTCGCGAAAGGGAACCTCCCCATTTCTTCTTCAACACTTTGGCGCAAAATCTCTGGCGCTTCATCCAGCGTGATATATCTCAATATGTTCACCTGCTTTCTCAAGATATCCGGTTTGTTCCACCCGGGAGCCGTCAGGCTCCCGGTGTTTTTGTTTCTTCAATTTCGGCGTATGAATATTTAAGCGTAAACGGTACATTGGGGATCTTTGTTTCGACCGTCTTTGGATTCGCTTTTACAACCACCCTCCAATTCCCGCGAATCTTTACGAGATATCCAACCTTTATATTTTCTTTGTTGTACTGCACACCGCCAATTTCATCTAATGCGTTTTGAAAGTAGGCCAGTTTATCAATCTCGTATTCCATTTTTTCCAGTAAACTTTCTAGCCAATTGCTGTTATTCTGTTCTTCTGCTGTTGCAATAAGTTTTTTAAATTTTCTAATATTGGCGTTACATTCCTCGATCCTGTTATTTAAATATGCTTTATCCTGCAATCGAGCCATGCTTGCCGTTTGTTGTGCTGTCATAGCTTTTTGGCGGAAGTATTCCGACTTTCTGTATTCTTCAAAACCCTTATGATAGCGGTCATAAATACGTTGTCGCTGCCGGGCAAACCGTTCCGATCCTGCGTGTCCAGCAATAATAGGTTGAGTGAAAAATGCAATATCATGTTCCTTAAATCTTTCATTCATTTCTGCTTGTAAAGCTTCTGCGCGCTTTTCGGCGTTGTTTGCATATTGCTCGTATCGTTCAGCTCGGCGTTCCGCCTTTTCAGCTTTTCGCTCAACTTCTTCGGCGAAACTTAAACGTTCGCCAATTTTGCCGCCATCCATGAATCCCAATTGTTTAGCAATGCGAATCGCCATGTAATGGTCTTTCGTGCTTTTCGATATCCAAGCACCGGCATATCTGCTCCAAGAGAAAAAGCGTTTTAATTTCGATTTCAAATTTTCTGGAAGCGCAGCATACTCCGACTTTTCAAATCGCAATTCAATCCTGTTGGTTCCGCGGTTTAACACATATTGCTTTTCTGTTACATCCATCCTCGTTACCCTCCCACATTTACCGTCCGCCGACGATTATTCGTTTATTCGTTATTTCGTTATTTCTGATATAAGTATATTACCCATATACGTAATTGTCAATACTAATATTCGTAATTGCGAAAAATTATATTATGTGCTATTCTTTCGGTAGGAGGGTTGTGTATGAAGGTAAACGTCAGGTTGAATGAAGTCCTTAAAGAACGAAATATGACGCAAAAAGAACTGTCCGAGCTTACAAAGATTCGTCCTGCTTCCATAAGCGATCTTTGTAACAATGTCCGAACTGCCATTAATCGTGAACATCTAGCAAAGGTGGCGGAAGCACTAAATATAACGGACATTCGAGAATTGATCGAATTGAGGGATGAGGAGCATAAGGGATAAATAAACTCTCTTATGCTCCTTTTACCTTTCAGTGATTTTGCGATACGCCCACAATACCCGCAATCAGATATTCCACACACGGCAAGGCCAAACTATTTCCGATTGCCTTATATCGTGCGCTATCGCTGATCTCTTTACCGTCATGGCCGTACCTACTCCAATCATCAGGAAAGCCCTGAAGTCTTTCGCATTCTTTCGGAGTCAAACGCCTTACCGTTTGCTTCACTCGTACAGGATTGGTGTAATTCAATGAGTAGCCTCCCGTTTCTTTCGCTTGTAATGTACCGGATACATCACCGTTTTCGTTCAGGTTTCGGCAATCTACCGATGCGATTAAGTCACCTGTTGTAATGTCATCACAAGCCATGAGTGTTTTACTTTTCTCTGTTGGTTCATATTCCCTGAAGGATTTAAATCCGAAGCAGACTGTTGGTGCTTGATTTAGTGATGATCCTGCCGCTTTAAGAGTTGGGGTCACGCTTTCGCTGTATGACAACCAAGATTTTGCGCCATTGCCACCCGCGAACACTCCAATGGCAACGGCGTGTCGGTCTGCGCTTGTGAGTGTATATGCCAGTTCTTCCTGCACACCTAACCCATTTCCACCATTCTGTGGCTGGCGATCAATCGTATTTGCAGCAATGCATATCGCTGTATAATCTGTCACCCGACTTTGATGATCTCCCGTCATGTGCAACTTGTTCTTCCGTCTCCGTTTCCTCGGCAGTCATAGACCAGTGGCGCGTTTCTTCCGCTTGCATTGCTGTTTGTGTTGAGTGTGTAAGCAACGTCACTTGTTCTGATTTCTCCGTTTGCGTTTTGGTTAACCCCGCTTGTGCTTCTAATGCCGCTTTCAACATTTCCGGCAAATCCTTCCCCCGCCGCTCCGCCCGTCGCAAAATACCGAGACACGCCCTCGGGCTTAAATAATACTTCTGCGGCACGTTGTCCTCCAAAATCTGCGACAAGAAAGATTCTCTTGCGACGTTGGGGGACTCCCCAAAATTGGGCATCCAAGATGCGCCATGCAACGTCACATCTTCCGCCTCGCACCATTCCAGCGTTTGCCCATCTTCCAGAGGCAGGCATTGGAATTTCGGTGTTACAGAAGGATTGGAGCACGGCTCTAAAATCCAGCCCGTCATTTGATGACAAAGCTCCTGGGACGTTTTCCCAAATAGCCCAAGTTGGATATAAACCATTAGTTGCTTCCCTCATTTCCTCGATGATTCGGATTGCTTCGCTGAACAGACCCGATCTCGCTCCTGCAAGTCCTGCTCGTTTTCCTGCCACACTTAAATCTTGGCAAGGACTGCCGAACGTGATAATGTCAACTGGCTCAATCTCCGCGCCGTTAATCTTTGTTATGTCGCCCAAATGTTTCATGTTTGGGAAGTGTCGTTTCGTGATGCTGATCGGCGCTGATTCGATTTCGCTTGCCCAAACCGGTTCTATCCCGTACCATGTGGCGACGAGAGGGAATCCGCCGATTCCATCGAACAGTGAACCTAATTTCATATCCACTCACCCGAATATCCAGGTACAAAGATTGTTCCGTTTTCGATCACCATTGATAATTGATTTTCATCCTCAATCCCCATGAATGCTTCGATTTCGCTAACGGTTGAAAGTATGGGAAATGCACAGAATTTCATGTCGTCCGGCTTCATATGGGAGATCAATTCTTTCTCGCCTTTATCAAATATCACCATGATCGGTTGATCTTTGCTGTCATAGATTCGGTTGCCGATTTTCACTTTCATGCTTCGTTCATCCTTTCGTTGTGTCGATTGTCACTTCATGAATTCCATCCCACAGTTCCCGGATTTCAGCAGCCTTCGCCACTACCGCATCTTTTGTTTGGGAGTCAGTACAATATCCATGGCCTCTTGATAGTGCTTCGCGGCCAGTTCATAGGCTCTCGTATGCATATAGTTGAGTTCGTCCCGAAGCACGCTGGCCGTCATTTTCTTTAGTCGTTTCAGTTCGTTTCGGATTTGATCGCGATTCAGTTTCATTCGCTCACCTTCTCAAATTCCACCTCAAGTCTGGGATTCGTCTTGTCAATCTTGTAATCCATCACCCTTGGTAACGCATACTTGTCATTTTCATAGATTAGCGCATCCTCAAATGCGTCCAACAGTACTTTCAAGCCATTATGCGTATCGCCATGTCTGTTAGACTTGAAGTAAAACCAAAGGCGGACGATAACCTTTCCCTTTGCTGTTTCCCATTTGTTTTCAGTGCGCCAAACTGAAGTAGTGATAACCGTATCGTCGAACCACTTTTGCGCCTCTTTGTTCAATACACGTATACGCTTCATTCGTCTTTTTCCTTGTTTGTCGTAATAGTAAATTACTCTGTTGGCATACATGTGATTGACCGATGGAGGCAATTCATTAATGATGAGCCGCTCCACATTTCCACCTCCAGCTAGATCAAAATGTAAGCGTTTGATTTTGCCTTATAAGACGCTTTTTTGTTTCGTGCATTGGAATATTGTTTATCTTTTTACAATGGCAAAAACAACGTTTCTCTCAGGTAAAAACGACTTTTGCAGACGAGTGGCATATACCGCCGCACCGCCAATCTTAAACTTAATCATGTCGTTCACTTCCCACTACTCCCGAATCCTTTTTCTCCGCGGTCAGAATCACTTAATTCATCCGCTTCAACCGGTTCTAATAAAGCACATGGCAAGATAATCAGTTGAGCCACCTTATCGCCTTTCCTTACCTGATATGGTTTATCTTTTGTGTTATACAGAAGGATTCCGATTTCTCCCCTATATCCCGCGTCTATCGTGCCATCAAAACTGAATATCCCATGTTTGAATGCTAACCCACTGCGGCTAGATACTTTTCCGTAATAGCCCTGCGGTATTTCTACCGCAAGGCCCGTTTTTATTTTTGCTTTTCCGATTTCAGTTGGAAGGTATGGTAGAAAACCGCATTCCATATTCCCCATAACTCTCCCTTCTAGTCCTGTCATCGTTGGAGGAATAACAACGTCCTCCAAAGCATATAAATCAAGTCCTACATCAATAGGATTTGCCCTTGTGGGAATGATTACATCTGGATGAAGTTTCTTAAATCGCAATTGTTTCATAGTTCGTCATCTCCTTTATGTCCGATATGGCAGAATCATATGAAGTGCCGAATCATCATCTTTCCCTTTGATAATCATAGGTTGCATCGGTCCAACGAATTGAATGATTATCTCGGGATCGTCAATTGCTTTCAAGGCGTCCAGCGCGTATTTGGCGTTGAATGCGACCGTGATGTCGTCTCCTTCTTTGTGTTGTATTTCCAAACGATCTGATGCCTTACTTCCCGATGCTTCTGATTTGATCTCAATGTCATCACCAACTGACATTTTCACGACTTTTGTTTTTTCTTCATTTGCCACAATGAATACTCGTTCCAGAGATTCGATAAATTTTGTTGTTTTTACGGAAACAGTTGTATTGAAATCAGTTGGGATCAGACGATCTGTATCCGGATAACTGCCTTCAAGCACTCTTGAAAAGAAAGTGTAGTATTTTGTTTTCGCCATGAAGTTGTTGGATGAAATCTGCAATTCCACGGTTTCTTTGTCGTCGATCAACTTAGTTAATTCGCTCAAACTTTCTCTTCCCACAACGACACTGAAATCAAGATCGCTCTCAATGTTTGATTCTTTCTGCGCCAACCTATGGCGGTCGCAGCCAACGAATCGAATATTGCCGCTGGTGAGTTTGAACAGAACGCCGGTCAGTATGGGCATACTCTCTTGATCCGAAGTGGCGTAAATCGTTTGTGCTATGTTTCGTTTCAGAACTTCACCTGGCAAATGTACAACATCTCCAATCACTTGCGGGAACTCCGGGTACTCGTCTGCTTCGATGCCAGCCAGTTCAAATTTTGATTTTCCCGTATAGATCGTTGCATTCGTCTTGTCCACTTCGATTGTGATGTCTCCAGACAACTTCTTCACAATCTCAACGATCTTCTTTCCAGGAAGGGTAATAGCTCCTTGCCTTTCAACGGTTACATCTTCTGTTGGGATAACGGTTTTGATGAACACCGAAATGTCCCCAACGATCAGTGTCAATCCTTCATCGTCCGCCCGAAGAAGGATATTACTCAAGATCGGGATTGTCGTTTTGTTCGGAAGTGCCTTCGAGATTTGTTCCAGCGGCTTTGCCAATACATGTTGGGGGATAACAATTTTCATGACAGTTCAACCTCCTGATTGTTTTTTTTGAGTTCTGACTTGACTATGGCAAGCAGTTCACTTTCATGGCCTTTTTCTATCCCGTATTTCCTTACAAACGATTCAACGAATGCCCTTGCTTGTGTCGGCTTTGGTTTATAGATTCTGGTTAAATCGCGAATGCTTTTTCTCACGATGTCGGAACTTGCCTTCTTTTTTTCCATATTCTTCAGCACCCTTCTGAATTACATCGGCAATAAGTTTGGTCATTCTCTTTTTGACATAAGGTTCAGCTATTTTCGTTGAGATGCTAAACATCCCCATCTCCGAATACATTTTCCTTGCCAGCCAATCCAACTGTTCTAATTTCTCACGTATCAGCCATTCATAGCTGTCGTAGATTTCCTCCATTTCCGTTTGTTTGGACATGCTCAATCATCCTTCAGCCGGTAATTCAGTAGCTTTGGATTGCCTTTGATTACCACGCAATAATCGCTGCACATTTCATAGATTCTGCTGCCAATGGCCATATCAAAATGGCACATGGTGTCGATGTCGTATTCCGACGAGATTAGGATTGGCAACTTGTTCAAGTAGCGATAGTTGATGATCGAAAATGCTTGTTCTTTCTGAAAGTCCGTAGGTTCCTTCCGACCTTTCCACATGTCGTCGATATACAAGACATCGATTCGTTGCAGAAGTCCAATCCGCTCATCCAATTCATCAAGGTTGTCCTTGATTTCGTTGAATCCTTCCACCCACGGAAAGTAAATGACTGGCACGCCATGCTTGATTAATCCGTTTGCGACTGCCATTAGAAGATGGGTTTTTCCGCATCCAGGAACACCTAACAAGGCAATGCTGTTCTTCCGTTCTTTCCGAATCGAATCAAATTCATTGAGATATGATTCCGCGCAATGCCTTGCATCACGAACAATTTGTGGTCTGCCGTTCATCACAAAGTTGTCAAACGTTTTGGATTGAAACTCTACGGTGATCTTGCTTTGCTTCATCAGCCGTTCAGCTTTTCGCCAATGGATGCAGTCACAAGACTTCCAATATTCCAATCCGTCTTCTCCGCGAATCAAAAATCCTTCTTCGTCATTGCATTTCTTGCATCTGACGTTTTTGGACTCGATCTTTGGCAAGCCATCCGACTCTGCCGCCTGTGATTGAATCTTCTGGATTCGTTGGCGAATCGCGTCTATGTCGATCGCCTTGAGCGCTTCCCGAATGCTTTGCACCGTCATCACCTCGTTTCTCTTTGTTCGCTTCCCATGGATGGTCGATGCCTTCCGCTTTCCAACGTTTCAGAATGGCGTCTACATAGCTTAGATTTCGTTTTCCGTAGTAAACGGCTGTCTTCATTGCCTCGCACACCCATCGTTCTCCATAATCGTCAATCATAGCGTTCATTCGATCTTTGATTACTGAACTGATGGTTCCAAAACCTTCGGTCTCGAAAAGTCGAAACGGGTTTTCGGCGCTATTACTACCACTACTACTATTAATGGTTTGGTTAGGTATGGTATGGTTAGGTAGCCCTGTGACGGGCGCGGACGTTTCTGTTACAACTTCATCACTTGCTTGTGACGGGCGCGTGACGGGCGCGTGACGGGCGCGTGACTTCCTTTTGCGTTCCTTGTTTTGCTCGCGTTTTTCAATAAGTCGTCCCGCGTACTCATGCCAGTCGTGTATATATAAGTCCTCGTCTACAAAACCGGCTTCTATCAATGCGCGTAGCAATTCTGTTTCCCCGGGCCAATGACAGGCGTCAGCAATATCATCAGGGTCAAAGCGACTAAGATCGCCGTCTTGGGCATAATCCATAGCCCACCACCAGAGACAATGCAGAATGCCAATTGCGTGGGGTAAAGGTATATCAAGTAATCGAGCAAGCCGCTTTGTCTTTGGATGACGTTCTAATTCTTGATGGCTCTCTATCCATGCCACTCCCCCTCACCTACCATTCGGATCATAGACATACCGCCTGCCTTTCCAACGAATCACACTTGGAACATCCTTGTGCCATTTGACAATTTTCACTTCATCGCTCTGACGTTCCGTAACTACTTCAATCGCTCTGGAGGAACCGGGAACCCGCCGAATGTATCCCTGCTTTTCCAGACGTTCAATATGGCCAAATACCGTTGAAGGTGATTTGAGCCCGACGGCCTTCCCAATCTCTCTTTGAGTCGGAGGGAAACCTTTTTCTTTGGTGTGACTCTCGATAAACGCCAATATCTTCTTTTGCCGTTCCGTTAACCTGTCCATCATCGCAACACCTGATAAAAAGCGTATTTGGTTTTCCCGGTCAGCTTGTGGATGCATTCCAACCTATCAGGAAATACTTTCTTCACAAGCCATTGCGTATGGTCCATGTTGTTCTTTTGCAGGATTTTGGCTTGATTGAGAGTGGGTTTAAGTCCTCTGATTCGCATTCAGTTATCCTCCCCAAAGTTTGATAAAATCCAAACTTTCCGTTTCTCTCTGCCAAACTTTATGGCGTCTGATACCTTGTCCATAAACACGTCGATGTGATAGCCTTTAACCGCACTTCCCGTATCCTCCGCCCGGCAGTAGCCGTAATCTTCAACGAACATTGATGTCCCGAGTGGAATGTAGTCCGGGTCCACCGCACAAACGCCGTATTTCGCTTCTGTGCCTGTGTAAGTGATTCCGTATCCTTTATCACCTGGACGCTTCCCCGTGGACTCTGGACCGGCTGTGTAGGCTGTTGTGACCATTTCCATCGGTTCTGTCTGGTTGATCTTGATATACTCTTTTCGCGTAACTGTCTGAACGATTGTCTTGTATTCCGTCCTTATTTCCGGTTCAGGTTTAGCTTCTGTTGGTTGAAGCATAGTAGCTCCAACCAACAGGCCGATAACCGTTCCCAGAATAAAGGTTGCTGCTTTCATCTACTCGCCTCCGATTAGAAAAGGGAAAGTTGCGCTTCTGTTTCTTGATAAATTGCTTCAATATTCCGTTTGGCTTGCTCGTAATAGCTTTGTTTCAGTTCAACGCCAACGAATCTGCGCCCCATCTTGATAGCCTGATAACCTTCCGAACCGATTCCCATGAACGGAGAAAAAACAATATCATTCGGATTAGACCAAAGTTCGATTGCTCGTTCGATAACCGTCAATTGCAATGGGCAAATATGCTTCTCGTCCTTTTCCTCCCGCGCTGAACGATATTGCAACGTATCAGAAGGATTAATGTCCATCCAAACCGGCGAAGCGTATCTTTGCCAAACCTCAATGCTGTACCAGTTCCGTGAGTCGTCGCTTGTTGTAAACTTGCTTCTATCGGGTTCCGGCCACTCTCCGGCATATGATTCAAAACATCCGCTGATTGGTTCAGGATTGTCGCCTGGTTTACGCATTGTCACAAGATAATCCGGGATGCCTTGCCGACTCAAAGCGCTGTCTTTGACCACTTGCTTATGGAGTAAACCAATCGCCTTCGTCCGCTGTTGTGCCACTACTGGATCTTTCCAAATGACAACTTCACTGTGATAAATCCATCCTTCTGCCTCAAAAGCGCGTATCAAGTCGCCGCGAAAATCTCGGATGCCAATGTACCCATGATGTGCTTTTGATGTTGGAAGATTCATGCAATGGAATGAAACCAGTCTTCCCGGCATTGTAATTCGGTAAAGTTCTTTGACTAGGAAACGGAAGTGTTGCAAGAATTCATCGTCATTTCTGGCATTTCCCATATCTCGATCAGAATTGCTGTACGTATATAATGACGAGAAGGGAGGTGAGAAAATCGAGTAATGAATGCTTTCATCAGGAATGCCATGAGTCACTTCGACGCAATCACCGTTATAAAGTGCATATCTTTCTGTTATCGTTTCATCAATTACGTTGACATTTACCCGCATTTACGTTCACTCCTAAGCCATGATGGGATGGTCATCTTTAATCGTGGTGAATATTCCGTTTTTTCAATCGTCGTTACTCGTATATTTTCAGTCGTAATCTTTCGTGTATGCTTCAGCATTTCTTCGGCCATCCGTTCAAAATCCGCTTCCTTGCGCCGAATATTTTCGGCCACAGCACCTTCCAGATCGGATGTGATCATATGGACATTGACTTGATTCTTTTGCCCGAAACGATAACAACGTCTGATTGCTTGATAGATTTGCTCAAACGAATCGGACAATCCGACAAATGCCATGTCAGCGCAATGCTGCCAATTCATCCCGAACCCTGCAATGCTTGGTTTGGTCACTATTACACGAATCTTCCCATCCGCAAAATCGAGCATTGATTTCTCTTTGTGTTCCGGTGAATCCGAACCTTTTATTTCAACCGCTCCCGGAATCGACTTTGCAAGCAATTCCGATTCTTTGTTCAAGTCACACCATACAAGGAACGGCCTGTCGGTCGAATTCACGATTTCTGCACATTTGGCAACCCGTTCCTCGATGGTTTCCCGCCTTGCTTTTTGCCGTTCTTGAAGCGTTTTGGCTTCGGACTTGAACAATTCTCCTTCAAGCGGTCGGTCAGTTTCCACAATATGATCAACAATGTTTAGCGGCGGAAGAATGTAATCCCCATCGTCATAACCAAGATCAGAAGGCTTCTGAATGAGAACGGCCCATGAAGCAACCCATTCCCAGAACTTCGATTCAGCGTGTCCTTTCAGCCGCCATTTCTGTGTTTCCCCGCCGTCATGGACAAAGAACATAGAAAGCATTTCCGTCCGGCTCATGACGCCCAGAAACTCTGAATGGTTACCCAATTCCATGTAATCGTTTGGGGCTGGAGTGGCCGTACAAGCTAATCGAAACGGCGTGTTTCGGAATGATTCGATGATTTCCGTTCGCATCTTTCCGTCAAACGCCTTGAGTATGCTCGATTCATCAAGTACGATTCCTTCAAATTCGTCCGGATTGAACTTGTGCAACATTTCATAGTTTGTTATGTTAATTCCAGACTTAACGTCGCTTTGCTGGCGGCATAGCGTTACGTTTAAGTCGATCTTTTGTCCCTCTCGCACGGTTTGCGAGGCCACAGCGAGAGGGGCAAGGATTAATACATTTCCACCGGTATGCTTATGAACGTGCTTTGACCATTCAAGCTGAATGATCGACTTGCCTAATCCTGTCCCGGCAAATACTGCTGATCGCCCTTTCCTTAAGGACCACCTTGTGATATCCGACTGATGGTTAAACAACACCGGATGCAGGTCTTCACGTTTTACGTCGATTCCCTTGGGTTGAAACTCGAATCTTTTGCTTTCAAGGAATTGTTGGTAATTCAGTGTTATTCCCTCCTGTCAATACAAGCTGAATTCTGAATAATGCTTAATCCTTGTAATTTTCTTAACCGATCTGCAATAATCGCATTTTTGACACATAATTGGCTCCACTTGTCCGCTTTTTACCGCCTTTACACGTTCGATATGATTGCTTACAATCGCAAGACCTTGTTCGATTGCCTCATAGTCAAAGTAGAGAATCTCGTGATCAGGCGGGTCTTGCTTAGTCACGACGACCATATGAGGGATTAGCCATTTGTCACGTCCGGTTGCCAGACGTTCAACTTCCGCATAAACGGCCATTTGGACGTTGTATCCGTAATGGTCAATGAAGTTTTCATAAGCTTGTGCTTCCTTGTTCCACCATTTGCCGTCGATTTCTTTCAAGGCCTTCAAATCTGCGAATATTCCAACTTCCGGCTGATAACTGTCGATCATGATTTTCCAAGGGATGCCGAACAGTTCTGCAGTCATAATGACTTCTTTCTTTCCGGCCAGTGCCTTCATGACAAGCGGATCGTTTTCCAGCACTTCAATCATCTTGTTGCAATGTTGAAAGTTTGATTTTAACTGGCCGGCAGTTGCTCCTCGACTACTGTATAAGTCAGGATTGTTAGCCTTGAATTCGTCGAGCGAGCCTTCGTTCCAAGCATGAATGTACTTACCTTCGATAAACGCCGTTGTATCCTGTGGTTCGTATTCCCCTGCAAGTTGGGCGACTGCCGCCGCCTCGCAGCCGCCGTATGCAGGAATAAAGCTTTTTAGTTGGCTGACCGACATATAATGGCGATTGGCTTCAAGGCTGTAATAGTTGTCCTTATTCAGTTGCATCTTCGTCCCCCGCATTCAACGGCGAACCCGTTTCGCTCTTCGGTTTCGGAATTTCAAAGTAATCCTCACGTTTTGCCATTCCGTCACGAAGCGATTTATACACGCTCCGCAGACGAACAAAGTCGTTATCAGAGAATGCTTCAACCTTGCAGCCGATGAACTTTTCAACCATTTCCTTTGTGACCTGAAACTCTTCCCGGAAAGCCCCGATCATCTTTCGAATCCGATCTTCCAAAGGCTCTTTGTAGCCGGTTTTCAGTGTTTGCTTGCACTTTTCAACAGCCGCTTCCACAACATCGCCGGGAATAACCGCCAATATGCAAGCCCTCTTTCTCCGCGCCCCCAGGTTTGCGGTCAATTCATAGATATCTCTTGCATCGTCCAGTGAATGTGTTTGGCCTTTCGCCTTCCGTTCATGTCTGACATAAAAGATTCTGGTGTCCCGCGTGTTGGTCTCAAGATCCCATGCATAGGCCATCATGGTTGAAACACCATTCTTTTGTTCGAGTTCAATCACGCCGGAATCGATGTTCCCCCATGCTTGTGCAATAGCTTCCGCCAGACGGATCGAAGGCCCGGAAACCTTCTGCCCGCCTCTTGGATATTCATACAAAGCACTTTCGGCCAGCGATACCCGTTCGCACGCCTTCATAATCCTGTCAAAAGCCGCATACTCATCACGCGGAAACCTCTTGGCCATAATGACGGCAGCTTGTACTTCTTGCGCTTGTCGAGAAATAACCGTTTCCGCAATTTGCGTAGTTTCTCGCCGTTGCATCATGTTTTCCGGTGTCATCAGTTCCATGAATCAACCCTCCAGAATTTCAATGCTCAGGTCTTTTCCAGGTTCCGTGCTCAAAATGAAATATTGATAGTCGTCTTCGAAAGCTGCCTTCAGGATTTCTTGTTGCTTGCTTCCAAGATTCTGGAAACCATCAACACAAATTACCTTGAGCGGTCCAGCTTGCGCTTTTGCCAGTTTGAAGGCAAAGTCCAATGCTTCCCCTTCGGACAAACCATCAATGAGCGTTCCGTTGATCCGGATTCGTCCTTGATCGTCAACCGACAATCCTTCAACCGGCAAAGAAGCCGTTTTGAGCAATTCTTTCGGCAATTCGCGTGCCTTCTGAATCTTGTTGGTCAACTCGGCGGAATGGGCTTCTTTCGGCGCAAGTTTTTCGCGGATAATGTCATTCATCCGTTCCCATTCTCGCAGGTATTCTTTCATGGCCGCCGCGTGATCGGCTTCCTGCTTCAACGGTTCTGTATCAATCCAAACTACATTTGCAACAATTTCCTGCGCGTTCCCGGCTTTGGCTTGTTCGGTAGCAATCAGATTCGCCTCATGATCCGCGATTTTCTCAAGATCACGCTTTTCCAGTTCGTCGATATTAGCCAATGCCGTTCGTTTTTCAGCAATTTGTTCCTTGTATTCGGATATGAAAACGCGGCTTTGTTCGACTTCTTGAGCAATATCTTCACGCACAGACTGTTTTTTCGCCTGGTATTGCAGTTTCAATCTTTCAATGGCTTGTTCCAGTTCGTTGTCCAGTCGGGCGCAAGTTTCCGATATGCGCCGATCTGCATCATCAATTGTTGCTTGTTCCTGTTGAATACGTTCTTCCAAACGCTTGATGGAATCGGTGTAAGAATCGCGTTGCCGACGATAATCCAAACTTTTCTGTTCCCGCGCATTTTCCGCCCTGCGCTTGATGTCCTCAATTCGCATCGAGAGCCCGTCAATAAGTGATTGTGCTTCCTGCAATCGTTTGTTCGATGCTTCCGCTTCGGACAGACGGTTATACAACTCTTGCAGATTGACATTCTTCCATTCTTCGCCGTCATAATTCGACGGAAGGTCGCGTTTGATGCCTTCGATATTCGCCCGGAGAAGGTTAATTTCTCGGTTGATCGATTCACGTTCAGCATAATAACCATTCTCGATCTGTTTCAAAATTTGCAGGATATGAAGCTGATAGTCGGCTTCAGGCACTTCGCCAAACCAGTTTTTGATATCATCAATCGACCAGTCAATATGCAACATATTGAGGATGATTTCTGTTTGCTCTTTCGGCGATTTCTGGATAAATTCAATCGGTCTGAAAATGTCGCCGTTGATAAGCTTTCTTAGGAATGATTCCGTACTGCTAACAGCTTTGCTGTCATGTTTCACCTTCAAGTAATCCGCTTTTTCAGTGCGTATTTTACGAACCGTTTGCAAACCATCGTCAAGTTCAACGAATAATTCCGCTTCTTCTTCACCATGACGGATAACTTCCGTTCGGCGGTTTTTATTGGTAAACAATTTTTCAAGAGCTTCGACCAGGCTTGATTTCCCCGTTCCAGAATCGCCAGAAACCTTGTTGATCTTACCTGGACTGAACAGAAGTTCCTTGATTCCAAGCCAATTTTTAATTTCAATTCTCTTGATATGCATTGAAATTTTCCTCCATTCACGCGAATAATACTTTTATTACCTAATACCCCGTGTATTGATAGTCTTTTACCAAATCCCAGCTATGCGCCATTCTGCGCTGTAGTATTTCAAAAAACAGGTGGTATCAACGAACCACTCACCATCAGCTTCAATGTATTCGTATCCGGCTTCGATTTCTTCTCCGCACCCGCAGGCGCAAGTGGCGATGATTTCCGATTTATGTCCCTGTGGATCTGGAAGGCCAACAGCGAAACGGTCAAGTGTAACGCTGTTCACCATACGTTACCCTCCCTTTTCATTTTTCGTTTACTTCACTATAATGTTAGTAATTCGTTATTTTTTAGTTGATGGTCGCCTTGGCAGAGGCGGCTTTTTCCCATTTCTTACGGTTTTCTTCTGCCGCAAATTGAAGGCAAATCATCCGTTCTTCACGAGTTAATTCACGCCAAAAACGTCCGGTGATGTTCATTCTATTCACCCCTCTCCCTGTTCCCTTAGCCATCGTTCAAGGAACTGTCTCGTTTCTCTTGCCGGGAAATACCATTTGCTACCGACTTTGTATTTTGGGAAGCGCGGGTCAAAGAAAAACTGTTGCTGAATGAAGTTCCAACTCATGCAAGTGCGTTTAATCAGTTCCTTAGCGTCCCAGAACACATACTCTGCGTCAACTTCTTTCACCAGTTCCCGTATGCGTTCCCGGCAAAGTTCCTTCACTTCTGCTTCGTCCACTTTGACGGTCAGCATGGTTTCACGCTCCCTTAGTGATCAGCAGTCGGAACGTTTCCCGGCCCTTCGGAGTTACCAGTGTTTGAACATCGGCTTTTTCTTTCCGGACCCACTCTTTAAGTTGGAACAGTTCAGGGACAAATTGCGCGTAAGGTTTGAGTTTGCCTTTCTGGTCGCGGTAGATGTAACGTTTGTCCAACAGCCAATTAATAAAGTCGGTCTGTTTGATCCGAAGTTCTTTTGCTGTGTCCCGGAAGTTAGTCAGCAGATTCCGATCTACCAGCGCATCGAAGTATTCTGCTTTCGGTTTAAGCGCGGCTATCTGTTCGTTTTGTTTGCGAACCAGTGCCAACGTCGCCCGAAATGTTGCTTTGGTTTGATCATCTGCATAAGGCAGATAAGTCTCAATAAAAGCATCTTCGTTTGCCACGTATCCTCCGGTTTTACGGATGGTCGGCAGGACTTCTTTTGTTACCCACTTTCGGAATGCCCGCGCCTCTGGCTTGCGACTTTCGAGAATCACGTCATAAAGTCCGTCCTCATTAATGATGGAGGCGTTGTTCGCTCTGCCGAGTGAATCTTCGACGGTGTGGTTTGAAACCACATCGTCACTCAACCGCTGTCTTACGTCTGGGGCACGAAGTCCGAGAACTTCGCACACGTCCTTAAGTACGAACCATGGCTGACCATTTTTCTCAATGACGCGGATATTCGCATCGTTGAAATTGAAAATTTGCGGCTTGTTCATCCAGCTACTCCTTTCTTTTTTTGATAAAAAAACAAATATGTTTTGATAAAAAGGCATAGTTAAATAAGACCACAAAAAATACTTGCGGAATCTAAAATGATGGTATATAATCCAAGATGAAGGGTAAAACTGGATTTTAGTTAGGTGCGAAGAAAAAATGACGGGTCATGAAGGTCTGGAAAAATTTCTTCATCCGGCACACCGAAATAATGTTCAATTCGCTTCAACAAACGTGTGCCTGGAAACGATCTTCCGTTTTCTAATTCCCGCAAGTGAGTTTCGGTTATGCCGAGTTCAAGAGCAACTTGCCTCTGAGTGCCTTTTTTCTCGCGCAATTCCTTCAATCGTTTGCGAGGCTTAACGGTTGTGTTTGGCATTTGTGTTCACCTCCTTGTCGTAACCATATAATAGCACTCAAATTAGATTTGAGCAACACTTTTTTTCTAAAATTTTATTTATGGAGTGATCGCCGTGTCGTCATTAGGTTCGAGGATAAAAAAGTACCGCAGGATTCGTGGTTACACTCAAGCACAAATGGCAGATAAATTAGGCATGACTGAAGCTAACTTTTCCAGTTATGAAAGAGATAAGAGCAAACCACCGAGCGAAAAACTTTCTCAAATCGCTACCATTTTGAATGTATCCACGGATTACTTGCTTGGATTTACAAATGACCCAACACCAGGCATGAAAGCAGGCGCATTCAATTTTGAAACAGGGGAAGTTTATTTTCAAAATGAAACAGAAACAAGAATAAACATGAAAATTCAATCGAAATATGATGAAATCAGAAAATTAGAAGATCACATGAAAAAGTTAGATGAAGATGATTCCATTGAAGAAAGCCAGAAATCGGCCATTAAACGATCTTTGTTATCCACCATAGACAAATTGAATGGAGAAATCGATGAGTTGAATAACCAACTTAAAATCCCCTCCTGGGCCACATCTAAAGACAAACGCGACTTTAAAAAAATGCTCGAAGAAGACGCTCCTGTCATGTTTGATGGTGTGCCTTTGGACGAAGAAGATCGGGAAAAAGTATTGAAAGTTATGGAGGCAATTTTTTGGGATGCAAAAAAGCGAAATAAGAGGAAACCAATTGACGATTAAAGCGGAGGATTTTGGATGGACAACATTATCCGACAACTTATCCGCAAATATAAAACGAACGATCCCTTTGAGTTGGCCGAGTATCTCAATATAAATGTTTGGTTTCGCGACTTGGGCATGGGAACCCGTGGTTTGTATATGCGGAAATTGCGACGCCGTTATATCGTGATACATGAAGGATTAGATGAACATTGGAAGCGCTTTGTCTGTGCTCACGAGCTTGCTCATGATCGTTTGCATCCTGGATTCAGCCGTTTTTGGTTGGACGAGCAGTCTTTCTTCTATGCCGGGAAATTTGAGCGTCAGGCAAACAAATTCGCGATTCGATTACTTACTGCGGGAGACAGCCAGCAGCGTGGCGAATCCGTCAGCGATTTTCTTCGGCGAAACAACGTTCCGCCAGAAATGAGCATATTCATAATGTAGTCCAATAACCCCAGCCGAAAGGCTGTTTATTATATAGATTAAACAGAACATATGTTTGTGAAAGGAGCATCGAAATTGGCAAGTTTCAAAAAGCACAAGTCAGGATGGGAGTATCGTTTCAAGTACAAGGACCCTATTACAAAGGAGTGGAGAGAGAAATCGGAGAGAGGATTCAAAAGTAAACCGGAGGCAGAATTGGCGGCTGCCGAAGCGTTGAAAAAGATCAAGCAAGGGTATGGACGGGAGGATATGAGGTTGTCCGATTACCTGAATATGTGGCTCGAAGAATTTAAGAAAGGAACTGTTCGCAAAAACACGTATGAAGTCCACCGAAACAACATCGAAACCCATATCAAGCCTTACTTCAAGAATATCATGCTTAGTGAAATCATGCCGGAAATGTACCAGAAATTTTTAAATCACCTCTCTGAATCGGGATACAGTCGTCGTACTATAGAGATCGTCCATTCCACGATGCACAACGCAATGAAGAAAGCCGTCACTTTGCGAAAGATTGAAACAAACCCGTGTGTTGGAGTAGAGATCAAAGGACAGCGGCAAAGAAACGAATTGAAGTTCATCGAATCAGAACACATCCCGTCTTTTCTACAGGAAGCCAGAAAGTACGGATATATTTACTGGATCTTCTTCCGTGTTCTGATTGAAACCGGAATGCGTAAAGGCGAAGCCGCTGCACTTCAATGGCCGGATGTTGACCTGAAGAACAACCGAATTACCATTACTAAAACACTCGATTTTACCGCAAAAGAAAAAGATGATCTGTTTGGAGATGTCAAGACGATTCGATCCGCTCGGACGATCAGAATCAGCAATTCTCTTGCCAACGACCTCAAGTATCATATGCAATGGCAAAACCAAAACAAACTGACCCTGAATGCCATTTATCATCACGATCTTAATTTGGTGTTGTGTCGAGAAGATGGAAGTCCTATGCCGAAATCATCCCTTTTTAACGCCTTTTCCCGCATATTAAAGAAATCCGGTTTACCTCCGCTCCCCATTCATTCTTTACGCCATACATGCGCGGTTCTACTTTTGGAGGCGGGCGCAGACATGAAATTTGTGCAGGAACAACTCGGCCACGGAAGTATTCAGATCACGTCAGACGTGTATAGTCACATTTCAAAGAAACTGGAAGAACGGAACATCGGCAAGTTTGAAGATCATATGAGAAGAGTTTGGGGGCATTTTGGGGGCGAATCCACTCCCCGCTCTTAAATCCTCGTTTTGCCCCCAAACACACCCCCCTAAAAACCGCATCACACAAGGGATTTCCAATCAATACAGCGTCATGTACTGATCGCGTTCCCATTGGTGCACTTGCGTGCGGTTTATGTTAAATACCCTCATGCGTTTTCATAAATCCCCCGAAAGCCGCTTCATTGGCGGCTTTTTTGTTTTATCGTTTTCATGTACAGACATATTTTTTTATAAGTTTGGGGGCATTTTGGGGGCGTCTTTGGGGGCAAATTCACTCCCCCAATTCACTTCTGTTCATCACATGTTTTGATTCAAATACGATTAAACCACCCCTTCCGATATTCGATTCCTCAACATAGTATTTCTTCTCTTCTCCATGTGTGACAAAGATTATATCACAAGGAAATTCATAATCCTTAAAGTTATTCATCAGTGCTTGTTTTACAATTTGCCTATTATTCGGACCCAAATGCTCGATTCGATATGTCTTTCTCATTATCCCATCTCCTAGAAATAATATTTTGTGTTGTTATGCTATCGATAATCCGCTATTTTCAATACTCGGGTCGTTCCGCATCCAATATATCCAAAAACGGAATCTTTTCCAGCGAGCCAAAAGACCTGATATGAACTTTCTTTGTCTCGGCATCCAGCTTGACGACCCGGCCCCGGATTGGTTCTGGTCTTCCCCATACCGTCAAAACAAGCTCATATTTTTCTTCTTTTGCATCTTGAAGCCTGTTAGCCAATTCCTTCAGTTCAAATTCGTCACGAACAGGCCTTTTCGGTTTTGCCATGACCGTTTCCTCCCTGTGTCGTACTAATGCTTCCTTGTGCTCGGGCAGGATCATACGACTAGATTCCCAAAACAAGTTGCTACCCGGCGTAAGTTTGTTGATCCGCCTCACGCCGACCGCCTCCCGGCAGGCATCGCGGCCAGAATGTTTTCCAGCAGGAAGATCCGCGGCCCCTGCTGTTCCAGACAGAACGCCTTCACGATGTTCCCCCGAACAGACCAAACTTGGATCCGGCGTTGGGTGAGTTTGCCGGCCTTGGACTGGTATATGATGTGGACGGTGCGGCCGAGGTATTTGGTGGGCATATGGGATCACTCCAAAATCGAACATATATTCTTATTATATACAGAACTAATGTTCGATTTTCAAGGATTTTTGTTTTCCGTATATCGCCAAAATAGGGCTTTTGGTGTAGAATATCGTTTTGAAAGTAGGTTAAAGAGTTGAGGTGACTTATGGCACTCATCAATATTTGGGGTGACGAAAGCTCGCACACCGGGCAAAATTACATGGTGTTGGGAACAATTTGGCAAAACCCGGCTTGTACTGCTGAATTGATGAAAGATATTCAAGATCTAAGAAAACAAACTGCCTTTCAAAAAGAATTTCACTGGAATGAGCTGAGAGCGCATCAATTGAGTGCTTACGAAGGATTAGTGAATATATTTAAAAAATACGCTGATCAAGGTTTGCTGAAATTTCGAGCGATTGTTGTTGATCAATTAGATCGTAACCACAAAATATATAGCCAGGACGATGAACTACATTTTTACAAAATGTATTTTTGGTTGATTTACAAAAGGCTAATGATTTCTAACCAATATGACATTTTTCTTGATAGAAAGATAAATAAAATACCGGGCAGGCTTTCTGATCTGAAAAATACATTAAACAATAAAATGACTGGTGATCATGGTTTTATTGCGGCCAATATTGTGAGGAGAGTTGAAGCAAGAGATGGGTCTCAAATCGAATTACAAATGGCAGATGTTTTTTCTGGAGCAATCGCGTATATGCGGAATGGCCATTACGCCCTAGCTAACCAAATCAATCCCAAATTTAAATTGGTTCAATACATAGAACGCACTTTGCAGATTAGCTTAGATGATTGCCACTGGCCAAAAGAAAGTCCAAAATTCAATATTTGGTGTTTCAAAAGGCAAAACCAAAATAAATAGTGCACCGCCCTAATTCCTATCCGTTTGGATTCCACACGACCGAAAAGGTCATGGTTTCGGAAATTAGTGGCGGCGCAGTGTTACTTATCTTATATTGTAACCATATTGTATGTGATTTAATTCAAAAAGTCCATAGTTTTTTATCCCCGCCCAGCCACAACGGCCAAGCGGGGATTTTTTTATTACCTCAACGCCCTGTATAGCATCGTCCACAGCTCTTCCCGCGTCACTGTATCTTTGGGGCGAGTGCCGTCCGTGATGCGGAGGCTAACCGCCCACTCACGCGCTTCCCGGGCCCACGCCGATACTTCATCGGCAGGAGGGACAGGCGGACTCAGATGCTCCCGCACAGCCGCCAGAAACGCCTCCCACCCACCAGGCCGATCCCGGAGGATGTGCGGGCAATGCTTTCCGGTCCAGCGGTTGTGTTGGACGACCGCGTCGATCGGCAGATTGAACTGCTTGAGCAGGTGCGCCACCAGCTCCGCAGCGTTCGCCTCCGCCTTCGCCCGGTCGCCGTCCGCGTTTTCGCAGATTTCGATCGAAATACTGGACGTATTCCCCGGCCCCTTCGACCCATCCCCGGCGTGCCAGGCGACTTCATCGAGCGGCAGATGCTGGACGACGCGCTGATCGTCGACCGTGAAATGCCAACTCGCCGGACGGCTGGCTGCGTCGTCGCCGTTCAAGTAGCGAGCGTGCATCAGCGCATTTGCGCCCTTCGCCGGGTTTGCGGTGTCGTGGATGGTGATATATTTCGGGCCGGTCAGTTTGATTCCCGAGCGGTTTTTGCGGCCAACTGGAATAAAGTCCTGGATGATATTCATTTCTGCTCACCCTTTCCTCGCAGCACCTCAACCGCCTGTCGGAGAACAGGCGGGATCGGCACACCCAGCTGACCGGCATTTTCGATAAGTGACAACAGCTCACCGGCTAGATAAAAAAAGATCGCTGCATCCCGTATGAGATGGGCGTCTCCGATCGTTGTGTCTAGCAGGTGAGCGACGGCCACGATGGCCATTGTGCCGATCTTGCGCGTGACTCCTAGCCAGAGTTCGCGACTTGCCGCTCTGCCCTCTTTTGCCGCTAGGGCGACGCCGCTGATAAAGTCAAGGATGATAAAGACAACGAGCACTGTCATGAGCTGCGTCCACCCTCCAAATAAAAATGATATTGCAGCTCCTGCCACGCCAACTAAACTTTTGATGAACGTCTCCATTGTTGATCACTCTCCCTGAGCATAATAAAAGAGAGCCCCGATCTGGAGCTCTCCTCTGTTGCGTATAATCGTCTTATTGCCTATCTAACTCAGCCTGTACCGCTGCCCTCAGATGCTCCGGCACATCCTCGATTGTGATCTTACCGAGCCTGATCTGTACCGCTAAAAACTTAGCCACCTAGGATCACCTCCAGTAGCGCAGCCTCGAGTGCTTCAAGACGTTCTCTGTCGCTCACAGGTAGGGGCGCATCAGCCAGAAGCCACCCGTGCTCCTCGCTATATACGACCTCGCGCTCTTCTGTATATGCACCATCCGGCAGCGGATTGGTTACCTGCTCCTCATAGATCGGATCACCCGTCTCCTCGTCGACGCCGACCTGCACAGGTTGTATCATATAATCCCACTCGCCGATATTGATCAGATTGCTGTCTGCATCAAATACACAAGTCTTGATCATAATATCCCTCCTTATTTAGCCGTCCATCCGGTGTTACCTGTGCCGGACGTTTTGACATACAGCGTAGTCGATGCGCCGCCGTCAGTACGTAAATAGAGCGATCCTACAGGAGCAGATACGGTACCTTCCGGCGCTCCTAGACCAAAGGATACGCGCAAGTCGCCGATGTACACTGTATATACACCGTTAACTGACGATACGTTAAGTCTTATACACCCACCTGCATCAACACCCTCGACGATGATATACGCGCCATTTGCAATAGATGTGGACTGGCCCCCACGGATAACAGTACGCCCAGTGTTATTCGTTTTACCTAAAATAAAGTTACCTTCGCTGCTGTTTAACAAATCGCCTGTAAGCGTACCGCCTTTACTCGTGATCATTTCGTCCCACACTGACCAAGTTGCGCCATTATCTATCGATGTGCGTAAAAATACACGATTTTGACTAGTCCTACTAGACGAAATCACGTAGTAAAACTGCTGCACATGTGCAGCAAGTCGTTTCAAAACTAAGCAATAGCCAAAAATTTCTATCGGTCGATTAGTCGCAGTACCTATAGCATAGATACCCGGATCAACCAGATCATTCATGTCGCCAGAGTATGACGCCTTTGGCAAACCGTTATTAGCGGTCAGCTTGTATACCTGCGCACCCATAAACTGTGTCTGCATATCACGCACCATTCCGCCTGCTGTGGTAATGGGGTTGAGCGGCGTATATCCTGACGCTGGTGTGCGGATATCGACAAGCTCCACCTTGGCCTCATCCGCCGTCGCCTGCGCAGCAGCAGCAGCAGCCGCGGCGTTGTCGGCGATGGTTTGGGCTTCTTCAATATTCTGCCGAAACGCCTCGTGATCATACGCGGTGAAATACCGCGCCACTTTTACCCCGGCGCTCCATGACTTTGCCGCGCCTTGGAATCCTCTTGTGACTCCGGTTAGGTCGTTGCCGCTCACTCCGGTGTAAAGGATAGTCTCTGCATCCTCACCTGTGCCGATCGTGGCAAGATTGGGCGGAGCGGGTAAAACAGAAGCATTTAAGACTGGGATCGTTGTTTGTGAAGCGTTAATAGCGCTGGCCAATTCTGTTGTCGGACTATTAACAACCGCTGGATACATGGTTTGCATTCGGACTCACCACCATTTCAAGCTTTATTTTCGGAGTATTTTTCCAATTTCTCTATCGTTTCACCCATCCAAAGTTCTACTTCTCGCAATATTTCAAGTTGTTTATCTGGATGACAATTTACAATGGCAGCAATACAACTTTTGATTTCTTCAACTGGACGTTCAAGATCGACGAGAATTTCCAATTTAGGCGACACTTTAGCCACGGTTATTCACTCCTCAAAAAACAAAATAGACACCCTCCTGATGAAGATGTCTTTTCAAAATTTATTGTATTTGATTATTGATTCAGTTTTACTGCGTACTTTTACCAAATATGATATAATGACTTCAAAAGTTTGGAGGTGACGAAAATTGAGAAAAATGAGTTTTTTCGCTGGACTGATTGTCGGAATAATCCTTGCATCCGGATCCGTGGCGGTTTCTGCATCTGAAAAGATTGAAGTAGTCTTTTCTAAATTTAACTTCATCGTGAATGGGAAAGCCATCGAGCTTGAAAGTGACCCGCTTGTTTATAAAGGCGCAACTTACCTTCCTGTACGTGTCATATCCAATTTATTGGGATACGATGTGACATACAAAGCGGATTCACGAACAATTATGTTGACTAACCAATCTTCTTCACAAACAAAAGAACAAATCCCCATACAGGGAGGTACAGAAACTATGAGCAATCAAATCAGCGAAGATCAAGTTGAGTTCACGGTTTGGAATGAAATGACTGCGGCTATATACAATGGTCAGATATATTTTTCATACGATGACTTTAAGAAAAAATACTACGAAATATACAAAGACATGAAATTATTCTCTGACAGGTCCGGTACTTACTTTGTGTACAAAGAAACAAAAACCAGCATTTCTTTATCCGATCCTAATGATACTATAAGGGTAAAAGATGAAGCGTTCTTGAATATCAAATATTTTCCTCAAGTTTTGGAGCCTGCCAATTAAACGGCAGGCTCTTTATAATTACGAAATTATATTCCATATCTCATCCAATTCGGCTAAAATATTTCTGTTGTTAATTGTTACAACTGCCCCATATAGTTCGATATAGTACGAACTAAGTCCTATCCCATCAAACGATGCAATTGTTATCCAGTCATTATTGAATGTAATATTACCAGAACCGGGAAACGTGATGGACTGTGAACTTCCATAAGACCCCGTTAAATATATGTTGTTTCCCAACCTGATATCCGTCGTCACATCAATCGTACTATTCGAAATAATCTGTCCACCGACAATAGTCCCGCCGTAAATACTTGGTGCATAAATCAGTTTCCCGTCAATAAATGTTCCTCCTGAATAAGTGCCGTTGGCGATTGCGTTAGAAATTGCAATAGCTGAATTGGCTGTATTCTGTGCGTTGATAGTTGCAGGGTCCGTGTTTACATTTGTCCAATTTATGCTTCCGCCTAACATGGTTATATTCCCAGCTATTGTGACTGCGCCGCTTGAACTAACAGCAAAAGTTGTTTGCGATCCATTAGAAACTGTGATGCCTCTGATGTCAATTTGATCCGCAATGATTTTCCCACCAGACACATCAATTTGATTGGCCCTTATGCTTTCAATCAACGCATGACTAATCTTGGCATTTCCGGCAATCAGGTTATCTGTTTTGACCTGTGCGAATTCGCCCAATACACCAACGATATAGGGAGCTGCAATCCCTTCTGCTGTAATGGCGACTCTAGCTGTCTGTCCTCCATCAGTGGTCAAGATCGTGCCAACCGAAGAATGGATAACTTGATGTGCTGGATTCAGTTTGCTTTCAAGCACAATTCCCCGTTGGTCATACTTCACTTCTGTTTTGGAATTGTTGATGTCAATCACGGCTTGTTTTGCAAATTCTTCAAACGCACTGGCCCTTATCCTTCCACCGCTAAGCAAATCATCAACAATCCGTTTCGAGCGGTCCAGATCGGCTATGATGTCCTCAAAATCCCGTTTCATGAAGTTGGCGAGTGTAACCGAAGCATGTTTTTCTTTTGTGTAGGGGTATTCGGTCAATTCGACGATTCTGGCCGGGATATGATTCATTTCCATATCCGGGTCAATACAGATCACTTCATCGCCCAGAAATGGTTTAGGTTCTGCTTGATCGATTTTGAACAAGTCCGCAGCAGTAACACGGATTTCGATTGCCGGAACTTCATGTTCACGCAAGGCTTTTCTGGTTGCTTCCAGCAGTTCCAATTGGTCTTCGATGTCCTGAAAAATGACTTCGCCATCATAGAATGTGTTCGTGTTGTTAGCCCAGCTTGCGGCGTATGGCGAGATGAGATAGTTGACCGCCAACTTGCCATTCACAATAGCGCCGGGAATGGCGGATAACAAGTCGCGTTCTTCTTGTGTCAAATGGGAAGCATCCAGCCCAATGAATGTCAGACCATCCTTCATTTGCGAGAACATCCGGGTAACAAGTGCCCGAACATCGTCCTGAAACGACGCGCTGATGATGTTCTTCTTGATCCGATATTGAAGTCCTTTGTTGCTTCCGATCTTTTTCTTGATGCGAATCGTGAAGTTATCTGGCTCTATTTCGCACTCAAACAGTTTAATGATTTCATTGAGCGCTTCCAGACAGTTTCCCCGACCCCAATCCTTCACGTCTTTCAGTTCAAACGTATCTTCGATGGAAAAGGTGAATTTTCCGTTTGTGGCTGTTACGATACGGTCTGTGAGATAGTTAATATTGATGCCATATGCTTCTTCGACATAGAGATCATACGGCATTTTGAAGTCGGCCAGTTTGAACATGACATGCATGCACTCGATTTTGGCCATTCGTTTCTTACCGCTTCGATCCCGAGAACGTGAGTTAATTACATAAAATTGACCGCGCTCATCCCTAACGTGACCCTTCATGCGTATCTTGTCCGTGTAGTCTTCGCTGTTCATCGGAACCATAAACGATAATTCATAGTCCGAATTGATTCGTCGTTTTCTGGTGATTTCATCGGCGTCCACAAGAAAGCCTGTCCGAACCATGTTCTTGTCGAACACTTCCAGATACCTTGCCACAGTCCCACCCCCGATCAGTAGAGGAATTTGTCTCGATGGGTAACACGAATGAGAATCGATCTTCCTGATTCTTCGTCTTTGTAAATTAGTTCGTTCTCTCCAAAGTTGAGATCAAAAAAGTCTCCGTCCATCTCGTGAATGACATTGACGCCGTTTTTCTTGATTGTCATACGATTGGAGTCAATCACGATTTTGTCTCCGGGATCGAAGTCACCCGTATATTCCAAATATGTGACGTGGAACCGACTAAGCGTTCCCCTCAGTTCCCCGTTTCCGTCCAATTGAACAGACATCAATCGTTCACGAATCACGTCAACGTCCAACGTTCCTTCTCCCGAAAGTTGGACGGCAAACGCGATCTCTCGGATGTACGATGCTATGAGTTCGCCTATACCGTCAAGTTGAGAAGATAGAGCGAGTTCCAAATTGAGTGATGCTGTTAATTCGCCGTTTCCATGTAATGTAGAGTGAAGATAGATTTCAATAGAAAACGGTCGGTTATATGACATGCGGTTAAATGGGCTTCTGTTAAACACATCACCACCCCCACAATATAATGGCCGGGTACATAGGTTGTTGTGCCAACTTCTATTCACCTCCCATTAACTCAACGTCAGAACAAGTGAATCTTGCAAAATACGCGGACGATCTCCAGCAAGAATGGTTCTAGCGTTTTCCCAAGGCCCGTAATACAGAAGATTCCCTCCTGTAGCTGCATCCCGGATACCAACATGTGTTACGGTTCCCCAGTCTGCTGTTGCAATCGGGAACACAATCTCTGCCGTGTTCTTGATCGTTTGTTTCCCGCCTTCGATAGATGGAGCCGAGAACGTTACGGCTTGTCTTGCGTATGAACCGCCGGATACTTCCGTTCCTGTATCTGCGGCTGTCGGGTTAGACGTGTAGAGCGCAACATAAACGGTTGATGGTCTGGTAAAATTTTGATTTCTGAACACCTGATTTAACAGTGCAGTTGCTAAATAATTGGACATGTTCATTTGAGCATCACCCTTCTAACAAATATTCATTTTCGATAATGAATCCCTTGATTGTGTTTGAACCTGTGTTTGTCAAGGTAATAACCGGACTTGCCGGCTCATCCCCTTCTGATTCAATCAAAATAGAATGAGGAGAAGATGTTATGGTCGTCTCAAATACCTTCTCCTCACCTTCTGGAAACGGATCGTTCATCCGAATGGGAATAGTCACATTTCCGTCGAAGATGATCTTTTCAATGGGCATCGTTCCGGCGTATCGACCGACATAACGAAGTCCAGGACGGAAATTGAATGTGAATACCATATCGCCTTTTTTGGCATTAAAAATAGTCGCCAGTTTGGCTACTTTTCGATGATAATCAATAACCGGATCATCGGCCATCAGAATGCATTCGATGTTGACGATTCGCGGGCCGTAATCTGAACCGAAATCCAGTTCACCGTCTCGTTCCGCGATCTCGACCGTATGATCTCTTGTTGGAGGTAAAACGGGAATGTCCGCCCGCTTGACCCCCAACCCGAGAGAAGAGAACGAAACGCCATTGACCGTCACTTCAATCATCTTTGTTTCGCCCCCGTCCTCGTTTGAAATCTTCTGACAAGCGAATCGCGTTCATTCCAGAACGTTTGTGCCGTCTCTGGGTCCTCAATGTTTACGTCTCCCGTCGATATGGTGTAGTAGTAGTTGTTTGTGACATTGGGCGACATACCTGAAGCCATTGCAAATGACGGCATAGAGAAATTCAGTTTTGGAATGACGTAATCCAGAAGCTTGAAGAGATTGCTTTGTTGTGACTGGTTCAGGAACATTTCTCCGGCGTGTGCAATGACCGGAACTTCTTCGCCCATCCTGCCCTTAACAATTCCGCCATATTTAAACTTTTGTAGTTTACCAGTATCTTGAGTGATACCGTATTTCCTGCGAAGTTCTTCATTCCTTTTGTGCAGTCTAGCCATTTCTTCCGTATCTCCACGCTTTTTCGCCGCTTCCCACAAGTCTTTATTCTGGTTATATTCTTCCAAGTCGATTTCTGCCTGCGTGCGGCTTAAATGCGTGATGGTCGCCATTTTGGCTTGATACTGTGCAATAAATTCGTCAAGTTGCCGCAAAATCTCGGCGTTCTTCTCCGATTCTTTGGCAATTTGAATCTGCTTCAGGGTTTCGGCGCGGCCTTCCACGTCATTCGTGAAATTATCGAACGCCGACAGCAGATTGTTATAGTGCGTTTCCATATCTTTAATCTGTCTGTCGAAGTCCTCCAACCGCTGACGCTTTTCTTCTTCAAGCGCTTCTTTTTGCGATTCTAGGCTGCGCCGTTGCAGTCCCCGTTGTCGTTCCTCTTGCATCCGGGCGATCTCTTTATCAAGTTCACGCCGTTCCCGAATGCCCTCCGGCCCGACAGCAGATTCAAGAAGTTTTCTCCGCGCCATTTTTTCGGCAAGTTCTGCTTCATAGTCCGCATCTTCGTTGGCTTGTTGCTGTGCCGCAAGGAGTTTGTCTATTGCCCTAATCTTTTCATCTTGGGCTTTGACAAATGCATCTCTTTCCGCTTTGATACGGTCTAATTCTGCTTCTCTTGCTTCCTGAATGACCTTTTTCTGCTTCTTGAGCAGTTCGTCAATGGCGCGTTCTTCTTCCTGGAGTAATCGTTGTTTGGCGGCATAGACTTGTTCATCTGCCTTCTTGCGAAGTTCAGTTCCTTTCAGATAGCGATTTTGAACACGTACCCATGCTTCATATTCTTCTCGCGCCGACAGTTGACCAATGGCCTTCTGATGAGCAATCCACTGTTCAGAAGCTTCAAAGGAGTCTCTAAGCTGTTGTTCTTTCGCTTCCTTGATGGCTCTGGCGTCATTCCACCATGCGATAGAATTCCGGTTGACCGCATTGGTAATGCTCTTAATCCGGCTCTCAACATCCTCAGACGCTTTGTTGTATTCGTCTGCCGTAATCTTTCCTGTTTCAAACATCCGGTTCAACTGTTCTTGTTTGGCGGCCAGCGATTCCAACGACGCCCTCAGAATGTTGTTCGCTTCGTGAAGTGCTTTCTGGTGTTGCGTGTAAAGACCGACTTTTTCATTCACCGTATCCACACTGTCAGCAAGCGAGAATTCTTTTGCCGAGAAAAGGTCGATCATGGATTGAACGTCGCTTACTAGTTGTTCCGCCATTAACTTTTGTCTGTCGATGGCGTCAAGCGGAAAATTGAATTCCCTCGGTTTTTCTTCTTTGATTCCTTTAGGCTCAACCTTAATACCCTTTGACAGCCTGTAGATGTCTTCGTCGATTCCGTAAAGATCGGGAGCCTTCAAGTCGGAGAACTCTTTCCGAATGGCCTGCAATTTCTTTAATTGCTCGGATGCCGTCCTGTAACCCTCGGCCTCAACATTAACAAGATGCCTGAACTCGGCCATTCTCGCCTGAAAGTCTTCCCTGCGCTGTCTGTATTCTTCTTCCAGTTCCTCCTCTGTGGGTTGGCGACCTCCGTGTTGTTTTTCTTTTTCTGTTGAAGAGGTTGTTTTCCCGTCCAGCATATCGAGGATTGCCTGACTATTCGCTATCCTTTGTTCTTCAATAGCAATTTGGTCTCGTATCTTCAGCCTTTCTTCCGCATATTTTTGCCGATAGTATTCAACATCTCTCCCCAACAACTGGTCAACCAAACTTAGGTCGCTCTTACTAATGTTGTCCTGTTTGAACTGAAGTGTACTTTGCTTCCGTTCAAGTTCTTTTAGCCTTTCTTGTGCTTCTCTAAGATTGTTTTGCTCAACAATTCGCATACTAGAAGCATATTCTTCTCTGAACTTTTCCAATTTCTCGATGTTCACGTCAATAGCGTTTCCGTGAGCATCCCATTGAGAAACAAGGTTCGGCATTAGATTGCTGATCTTTTCGATAACAGAACTCAATTCTGCTTTTGCTTGCGTAATTTCTCTTTCAGAACGAGTATTGTCGTCCACAATTTCTTTGAGTTCTTTATATCGTTGCGCCAATTCGTAAGCGTCTCGCTCTGTTTGATTCATTGTTTCTCTAGCTTCATTGGCTTTACCGTTGAAATGGGACCACGCCAAAGTGACAGTCCCGAGAACCGTTCCCAAGATGCTCAAAGTCGCGATGATCGGATGCCTTTGTAATATCGTCAGTCCTGCATTCAAAACTCCTACTGCCCCGGATGTTGCGTAGATCGACTTTGTAACATTTGCAAGTTGTGTAACCATAGCAATCAATGAGGTGCCAGTGAGAAGCCTCATGCCGGTATTCAAAACTGTAATTGCCGTTCCTAGAGCGAGAATTACCATGAGTGTATTGCGTACCGGTTCCGGGAGAGTGTTAAACCCATCTACAAGCAACCTCATTTCTCCTACAATCGCCTTGAGAACGCCCAATAATCCAGAATCACCCATCGAAATGATAAGAGTATCCCACTCCGCCTTCAGTTGTTGTGACTGCTTCGCCAGTGTGGACATAGCAAGTTCATTTTCTCGTTGTGCCGAACCGAAAGATTTTTCTGCCGTCGTGGCAACTTCAAGAACCTTAGAGTAATTGTCCATCAAGGCAATAAAACGGGAGGCTTGATCGCCACGGGCAACCGCTTGCGTGATTTCATGACGTTCCGCATCCGAAAGTTGATACCATTTCTCCGCAATCCGGTCTAATAGTTCCTCAAACGGCATCATTTCGCCTGTTGCCTGTTTGATCGTGCCAACATACTTTTCAAGTTTGTCGATGGCAATATCGCGGGAAGAAAACGAAATAAACGATTTGATCGCGTTCCCCGCTACAGAACCCGTAAATCCCGCCTGATTCAATACGGTCAGATAACCGATCAATTTTTCAATCGGTACGCCAGCGTTTTTGGCGGCTGCGCCCGTCCGATTAATACCTTCAAGCAATTTTTTGGAGTCCGTCGCGAAGTTGTTGGACACTTCGTTCAGCATATCCAATAAGCGCATCGAATCCTCTGCCGCCATACCATAGTTCAGAATTGCACCCGTCATCAATTCTTGTGCTTGTGCGGCATCTCGGAAGGATTGCTCTACATTTGCCGCCATAAATGCGGTTCTGGCCAATGCCGCCGTTTCGCGTTCGCTGAATCCTTGTTGTCCAATGAGCGTATAAACCTCTCCGACTTCTCTTAATGCGTATCCGTACTCTTTGGCATCAGCAATCATTGACTTTTTCACAAGTTCAATGTCTGCCGTATCACCCATTACACGACGAATATTGACAAGGTTGTATTCAAAGTCTTTCAGGACTTGAATTGCTTCTCTGGCGCCTTGAACGGCATTGAAGTACAAACTTCCCGCCAAGAAATACTGTGCCGATCTACTTGCAATACTATAGTTGTTTTCTCTGCTGATTGATACCATTTGGTTGGCGTGACGTTCAGCCTCTTGCTCGATCAGTCTATTCAATCGCTTTTGCGCGATTAACTCTTTTTCGAGTTTGGAAGTCATCAGGCTTTCTTGCATAGCTGCTGGAGAGGTCTGCAATCTGCGATTCGACGCCAATATACCCGTTTCCATCGCTTTTGCAAGCGACACATAGGATTTTTCAACAGCGGCAATTTCAGTATTCAATCTTTTAAAGAAGTCAATGTTAGACTGAATGCCTTCGTTGATGATCTTAAAAGCACTTGCCACTTTGGACGTGTCTATGTTAATCCTCGCGCCAACAACATCTTTGCTCATATCCCCAGCCATCAGGTTCACCACCTTTTATGCAATAAAAAAAGAGACTCCGCGAGTCTCCCGTCATCCGATATTCATCTATTTTCAGTATAAAACCGATTAATTGCGGCTTTACTACGTATTTTCGTAGTCAAACAGAAAAAGACGCACTCTAACAACTATCCGTTAAAGTGCGCCATGATTTCTGCGATTCCTTTCCGCGTCAATTTCTGCGGTTCCTCGACTTCTCCGCCATGAAGCTTGATTTGTTCTTTCAACTCTTCAGCCATATCATCAAGGATTGCCACGATTTCATAATAGTTGTGATCATACCATTCTTTTTGCAGTTTTCTTCTGGACAGGCGTCCATAGATTTCGGCAGGCGTTAAAGGCTTGCCATCCTTGCTCTTGTCCTTCTTTTCTGGCCCCTTACTAACCGAAAAGAAATCGCTCGACAGCGGATTCCAGTTGTTCCGGAATGCTGTCTTCAAACTCCTCCCTGGTGAACCCTTCGATGGTCACCATGTTCAGGATTTCAACCCACTTGTCAATTTGTTCTTCGCGCCGTTTCTCATCGTCCAATTGGACAGCGACTTTTACCCGCAATAGACCGTCACGGTACAATTCTCCAACTTCTTTAATCTGTTTGATTGTACCAACGCGAAGTTTTTTCTTGATTTCCGGTCCGAAAGAATGTTCCGGGCCAATGCCCATAATCAGATCCATTTGCTTGTCGTCATCCATTTATGGTTCACCCTTTCTTGAGCAAATTGGAAAGGGAGGGAATCCCCTCCCTATCTTCAAACAGCGTAAATATCAATGACTTTTTCATCCGATCTACCCGGATCGAGAACAGCAAGTTCCAGCGTGTTTGCCGTTGCGGTTTTCCGTTGCTGGTCAATGGCGAACGTACCGAGCATTTGTGCCTTGTAAACGACAATCGCCACGTCAAAGTATTCATTCAGTTCGTCGTCGAAAGCACGGCCATAAGCCACAAACTTGTAAGGCTTGTTCTTCGTTGTCGTCTTGATCGACGCAACATCCGCTTGCGTTGCCGTGTACTCATAAAATACGCGAACATCCTTCCCTTTCAGGTTCGTGTCGCCGAACGTTACGACACCGGATTCAATCGTGTATTGATCTGCCGTCGGCGAAGCGGCCACACGTTCAAGGATTTTACCGGAATTCGTCAGCCCTTTGGTTGCAACGATGATTTTTTCCGATTCAGCTACCATCTCCGCCGCGTGTTTCAGCGTGATCGTGCCTGCCGTGTCAACCGTATGCTTTTCCATTGCCGGAACAACGGTCGCGCCAGTCGAAAGATCAGCACCAGTTGCCGCAACGAGTTGGTTGAAGTCCAACACTGCATTTTGAAGCGAGATAGAGGCTTCAACATCGTTTTCCGTCAGATGGAAAGCGTACTTGCCCGTACCGCCATATACACGAGTTTGCGGCAGCGGAATTTGGATGTTGATTTGTTGGAGACGTTCAAACACTCCAACGGGATCACCCGTCACCGGATCGAACAACGCGGCGTCGGAAATGTCATCGACTACCCAGCGTTTCGTGGAAAGTTGTGCCATTGAATAAAACCTCCCTTAAAATAAAAAAGTCGCTTAGCCGCGTTCGGCCAAACGCTTGTCAATCTCTTTGATTCGTTTGTATTCCTTTGTTTGCTCGTAATCGGGAACAGGATTGAACGTCTCCCATATCCCAATCCTTTTTGCCAGTTCGATCTTTTCTTTGATTAAACTGTCTTTTTCATTGACTTCAGGAGTTTCATCTTTTCGCATTTTCACCGCCAAATTGCATCACCTCAATTTGCCCTGACGTAATCGACATCATAGATGGATTCAAAACCCTTTACGCCTGTAATGCCCGTTGCAAAATCTCCGTCATAGGCCAGATACGCCGTGAAGGTTTTGAATACGTCACTTTCAATTCTCTTGTTGTGGAACAGTTCGTATGCTCTTTCGGCCAATTGACGAGCCTGATGGGAGTTTTTCGCGTAATGGTCGATACAGAACTTCCCTTCGTAAACAAGGTAATTCCGTCCGTACCGACCGGGTTTTGTGTATATCAGCGCAAGCGGAACATTCGACCCGGATATGGCTGAATCTGGTTCCATACCTCGGATAATTCGTTTCGTGATCTCTGTTCCCGGAGATGATGGAGTAAGACCGAGCATGGCCATGTATGTTTCATCGCGTTTTAATGTGTTGTATATGGCGTCAAGCAGTTTAGAGCTCATTTTTTTCACCTCCGGAAATACATATGGTATGGAAATGTTTCGATCACGCGCTGTAGACCCTGTAGGATTCGGTTTCGGTTGGATTGTAACGCCTTCCGCAAAAAAAACGTTGGCGGTGTAGGCTTGAACTTCGCATCAATCACGCCGCGTTCAGCCAGTTCTTCAAGGTTTACTCCGGCATAACGACCGCGTGAAACCTTGATTTCGCCGTCAATGCTCTTGTATCGTCCCGGCGGACGACCGACGACAACCCGCGTTGACTTAGAACGCAACCTGTTCCAGTATTCCGAATTCATGTACGTCACAAGTCCAGGGTTCTCGCTCGGTCCAGCCATAAGCGAACCTTTACCGAATTGCTCAAGCCATGCCTGCCAATGGTCTGCCGTGATATCCGCAACGATCATATCCTGCCCGAGTGCATAGATGTCTTTGGTGAGCCTGTTCCGCACATCCGGGTAATATCGTATATTGCTTTCTGCTGTCCGTAAGACCAATTCAGCCAACTCTTCGGCTTCCTGCATCAAGATTCTGCGTAAGTCCATTTCCGCCCGCTCATGGTCATACCCTTTAATCAGGATTTCAACACTCATCTTCTATCCTCCGAAAGTTGGACATAGAAAAGATTTGGATAACGAAAGTCATCAATGGCGTCAACCTGATATTTCCGACCGTTCAGGATTACCCGATCCGGCGAGTCCAGTTCGGTAGGACGCTTGATATTGACGTTGGATTGCATGAGCAGGACATAAACCGTTGTCGGGAGCAATCCGACATCCTCTTGACGCAATCGAGCGTTGATATATTGAGCGTAGACAACGACATCAGACTGAACGGTTTGGAATGATGGTTCGCCAATCGGATTGTCGTTTTCGTCCAACTCTTGTGACCAGCGCTGAATATCAACCGTTGTGTTCGTTTTGATCATGAGGCAATAGCAGTCGTGTTCTGCTGTTCGTCTCATGGACTGAACAAGGAACGATTCTCCATTGGTCACAAGTGAACCCGTTTTTACGGCTGAAACAGGCGAGAAAACACCGTTATAAAGGTACTCCTGCCGAAACACTGTAGATGATCGACTATCCCTTGACAGGATTACCTTTTCCGGCACCCCATCAACGAGACAATCCGTGTGACGGTGAGAAAAATCATAGAACATGATCACTCACCTCATCGGACGATGAACGTATTCCGAGAGCAGTTCGTCAATCTCATCCGTGACGATCTTCGGGCTGAAGTATTCAATGGAGAAATCGAAGTCCCTCTTCGCCTTGACGTTCTGATTGACGTTGTTCGCCAACTTTGCAATAATCAAGCCGCAGGCGACTTTCACTTTGTCCGGGATCGGTTCCCAACCGCTGGTATAGGTTACTTCCAGTTCGACATACGGCGCACCATACGGCGAAATTCCGAGCGTTACAAATCCAATCCACTTGTCTACGTCCAGCGCATTAACGTCGATTGTCTCGAACGACGGAGGACCAAAAAAGAGATCGCCTGTCCATCCAAACTTCGGGCGGGCTTTCACTTCCGTTACTGCGATAACGGGATAGAAGGATAGATGTCCCTTCCCCTGTTCCGTCAGTGGAATTCGTTCGGTGTACGATTTGACACCGATTTCCCGTTTGCAATACGCATCGATGATCGACGATGCACGGATAATGAGCGAATTGGTCAACGTTATGCCTTGAGGGACATAATCCGTTTCATCAACCGTCAGATAGGCGCTCATTCGACATACCCCGCATCTTTCAGTTCGTTGGCAAGACGTTCAGGAAGTTTGGCCTTTCCATTTACGAAAGTAAACACTTTGCCATTCACATAAATGGTGTGCCGCCCCTCACGATTGCCCCAACCCTTCAGAACAACACCTTTCAATTCAACCTTAGCGGACCCGTCTGGCAAAGACGGCTGAACATCCAATTCGGGAGTTTCAACTTTCCTCCGAGCCATGCGAACACCCCTTATAAAAAGATCAGGCGGTCAAACGACCGCCTTTTCTTAGCCAATCTTCGCAATCGTCGGGCGCGTGATATATCCGTATGCATGTGCATAGGACGGCCCTTTTGCAACCGGAGCACCGTATTTGATCGCAACAAACTTCCGCTGAAGATCGGAAGTGGTTCCGAGTTCAAACAGGAACGCGCCGCGCTGCCCAACATAGTGATATTCTATCATCGGCTCCGTCACAATGGCGATTCCGTAATCCGTTTTGTCCGGGTCCGTATCATTGACCTTCGATTCAATGAACGGTTCCGGAATGATCGGCAGACGTCCTGCGGAAGTCAAAATCGTTGCTACCTCGATACCAGCGACAACCGTTTTGTCGAAAGGATTCGTCATGGTTCCGGCTTCAACCGCTTGCCGGACTTCTTCTTCCATGTAGTAATGAGCAATCGGATCGATATAAATTGCCGTCGGACGCAGTTCGTATTTTTCGCTGGCAACCATTGCGGCAACTTGCGCTCGGATGGCGGCAACGATGGATGCCGATTCGCCAACCGTAAAGGTATTCGTAATTTGCTTTGCAAGCCCGACATATTGCAACGTTGTCGGAGAAGACAGAGACGTGTCATTTCCGCGCCACAGCGCCTTGCCGTGTGCCAGCGAAATACCGTTGATCATGTCGTTCAGGTCTTTCGCTTGCAACTCCGGCCAATTGTTTTGTTGTGCAGCGAGTTGCAAGTCATAGTGACCGTAGTTGACCTGATTGGTCAGCGCCTTGATTTTGACCGTGCGAGCAACGCGGTTGTTGGCTTGCGCCGTAGCAGACGGACTTCTCGGATCAACAAACGCCCCTTCCTTGAGTTCTGTTTGTTCGAAATAGGACGAAAAGTCACCCGTCGCCGGTACGTAGTTAATTCGCGAATCCAGAACTGAATTGCGACGGAATGCATCCGTGATCTCTTTTTGATACTCGTCAACAATAATCGCACCCGGCGCAACAATTTGAGCAGCCGCGGACAGTTCGACAAACTGCGTTTCAGTTACTTGTGCCATTGATTAACACCATCCTTTTTTAGTAATAAAAAACAGCAATCCGAAATTCGGATTACTGCTTATCAGTTTGTTTCGCCATGATTTCTTTGTGTTTGATCTTCAACGCAAGCGATTCAGAAGCCGACAGATTCAGTCGGTCAACCGCTGCGCAAAATGCTTTGTGATCGGACTCAACATCTTCATCAACTGTCTGTCCGTACTTCGCCAGCAGTTGTGCTGCACTCGCCGTCTTTCGTTCCGGCTCTTTCTCCGGAATCTTTGCGGCGGCCTTCAACTCTTCGATTTCCTTTTTCAGTTTTTCAGCTTCTTCTTTGGCTGCTTTCAGTTCAGCATCAGCCGAAGCTTTTTGCTCTTCTTCTTTTTTCTTCTGATTAGCGGCTTTCAGTGCATCCAATTCACTCTTGATCGCCCCGACTTCCGTTTTGACTTCGCCGACCACTTTTTCTACACTTGCCGACAGTTCCGTTTTCAGGCTATCCAGCATTTCCTTCAATTCTTTTGCGTCCACTTCGGACACCTCCCGATCTTTTTTGGAATTTCGAGCAGCAAAGCTTGTATTTTTGAACGCGGCACTTTCTGCAAAGAGAATCGCGCCACCCGTTCCGCAAAACTCAATGACATCAAGCACATTTTCATCATCTTCGGCATTCTTTACGGATGCTTCCATTTCAAGGGAAGCACCAAAACGGTATTCTTCCCAACCGTATTCGTCAGCCAATCCATTGTAATAACGAATCGTCGCCACAACATCAGGAAAGTCTTTGCCGTAAAGATAACCTTCGACCATTGCGAAGCCGTCCATCGTCCGATACGCCTTTTCGATCACACCAACTTTGAATCTAGTATCATGCCCGCGCATTTCATTGTGGTAGTCGATGTTGAAAGCCATGCCGACGAATGTATCAATATATTGATCGCACACGTCGGACGAAATGCGGATACATTTTCCGTTTGCCCCTTCCGGCGAACCGTCCGAAGGCTTATCTACCTCGAACAAGGCGCATTTGAAAGGGATCTTGTTTGGATGTCCATTCGCAACGTCCATCAACTGAAACTGGCGCGGCTTCAGGTTTTTGCTCATCTTTAAGACATGTTTCATGGGTTCACCCCCTTACGACATCTTTCTTTTTTCAATTTCTTGCGATGGATGCATTCGCCCACATGACAGCCTCTTCAAGTTTGGTAAATGCAAGCGACTTTTCACGGCTGTTTGGACATTCGGCGTCAAACAAATAAGCTAGTTCCTTCGCCTTCTCACGGATCGCTTCATACTTTTCTGGTTGCCCTTCTTTCGGCGCATGATACTTGAAATTGTTTTCAATGACCGGATTCAAGGTTTCTCACCACCTTCCAAAGCAAAATAAAAAACACCTACTCATCGCCAGCGTCATCACCATTTTCATTCGGTTCTATTTGTTCTGGTTCGTCTTTTCCTGTTTTACCTTCGGCTTCTAGCATTGAACCGTCTTCTAGCGATTTGTTTATATCCATGGATTTTACATTCGACGGCAGCAACACAACCTCACCATGACCATTCGGCAACGGTTGTTTTGCCAGACTGTCTGCCCTTACTTCATCTGGTGTAATAACTCGACGATCAAGGTAAATAGCGTCAATCTCGGCTTTGATCTTCTGGTCCTTCAACGATTGGGCGTAATGGAATTTAAACTGGATGGCGTCGCCCAACCCAAAAAAGTCATCAATAATCTTGTCGTTGATATGCTCCGCAATAGTGTCTGCTACAGATTGGATGGTTGCATTTGTATCTTCATCCTCACTTTCTGCCGTGCTTCGGTTTACATCTTTTGTCTGCCCCAGTTTTTTTGGTGAAACACCGAATGCAATAGCCACAATCTCGATGAGGAATCTTTGCCACTCGATAAATAGCGACTTATCATCAGTTGCGCCTAAATCCAATACAGAAGGATTCTCGCTGCCTATAATCGGCATTACACCGCGCCCACGGACTTCGTTTTCCCAGTATGCACGAAAGGCGGCTATTGCATCTTTGTCCGCACCCTTACCTAAATTAAGAATTTTGCGGAAAAATGTATTTCCAGCCTGTTTTCCCGCGGATTTGTGTGCAGAAATAAAGTTATTGACGCTTTCCCACACCGTTTCAAGCGGCGAAAGCCCGAAAGGTGTATTTGTTCGCGGATTCATTCGAATATACATCAATTCGTCGTCTGTCAAGTCTACGTATTTCCCATTAGGCAACCGTTGGGCATATCGGTATGAATCGCGTTTTCCATCCCAGTCTGGATACAATTCGATCGAAAAGGCATCAACCGGGAATAATCGAAGCGGACGCTGTTTGTCCCCCGCTCTCACAATCTCGCTTGCTCCTGCGCTGGTTACAAGCATATCCTCAACGATCTGTTCCACCCATAACCGGAAGGAATCGGTTTGATTCGGCTTCCGCAACGTTCGAGTGATCAATTTGCATATTTCCGCATATTTTTCTTGCTCGTTTTCGTCAATCGCCGTAACGGACCATTCCAGACGCGATACCCCGTCCTTTATGACGTTGATCGCCCGTCTTGGAATCGGCGATTCACTAAGCAAGCGTAGATTGGCCGGAGTTCGCTTCATGACCGGCTGATTCGTCCGACCACCAAACCAATAATACGGAAACGGATAGACTTCCGTCTGACGATCCGGGTCTTTTTTTGTCCGTCCAGCTTCAAGCCAATTTATAAACCATGAACGCAGTCCCAAATTCTCACCGCCTTTCTATGGGATATAGGAATCACATGTCACATAATCATCTTCATTATCCTGTCAACTTGTCTGTACGTTTCATCCAACGTTCTGCTGTTGTCAATCTCAAAATCAACATCGTATGTGTCAATGTAACGTTCCGTTTCATGTTCCATATCTTCTTCGGCAAAATTATCGCCCGAAGCCCGCGCCCTTTTAATTCGCAACTCATCCGGACAATTGACGCGAACGATCACAAAACCTGCTTCTCTGCATCTTTCATACTCGTTCGGCTGTCGGAGATCGGTTATGACGATTGACAGAATACCATGACGCTCATCACTTCTAGAAAGATACGATTTGATTGAATTAAAACACTTGTCTACCCAGATATTCTCTCCAAGCAGTCGGCGCATCATTTGCCCGTGCATTTGATACCCAATACGCGGTTTCGGGATGCGCGGAATTTCTGGATAACGTTTATGAAAATCTTCTTTCAGTTCGTCACCAAAAGCAAAGCGAGCGTATCCGTATTTTTCAAATAAATATCGAGCGACAACATCCTTTCCGCTCCGGAATTTTCCTGTTAGCGCGATGTTAACGTCGTACAACCACATCACCCCTCACCATCTTCAAATAATCTATACCATCCCGATAATCCCGAAACGGCACGATCTTTTTCACGCCCGGAAACAAAATAGCCAACGGACTTCGTGCGTCTGCCCTAAACGCTCCAATCCATTGGCTATAGTCATCTGTGATTTTGTAACTGCCCGTCCGCATCCAGACGGTATCTTTGTTCGCGGATGATTTTGCGTGTACTTCGTTGTAATGCAAATGTCCCAACGCTATAATATCCGCGTGCGTGTTTGCAAACAGGTTACGCTGGCTGTTCGTCGTGTTCAAACTGGAGTTATACCGGTATGAATGATGGGCGTGTATCTTATATTCCATGCCGCCAAGATTCAGCGTGATTTCCCCGCCGTACCACAAATACGGCACTCCCGCTTTTCTTGCTAGATATTTTACAAAATCTTCGCCTGTTTCTTTCAATTCCCAATTGTCGTGATTGCCCTTGAGCATAACAAGCAATCTTTCGGCTAGATACTCGTCTATCAAATGTTCGCATATCTCGCGCTGATTGTCTGGTGTAATGATCTGATCAAACATCCCGCCCGGATGGGATCGCGTAATGTAATTGTCCGTGTAGTCACCCATCCCAACAACATATAGACCATCTGTGTCCCGATATGTGCGGAAATCCTCCAACATCATCTCATGATCCGTATAAAGTCCACCTATATGCCAGTCGCCGCTAAATACAAGACCTATCGGTTTGTCGTCATCTATCGTGATTGCGACTTCCGTCTGACGGTCATCAAAGTCCTGTAGTTTTTTCTGCGCTTGTATGAGGATTTTCAGCAATTCTCCAACATCATGTTCCTTTGCGTTTTTCTGATCTATGTACGTGATGTTCATTCGCTTTATTTTCTTTCGCACACTGTCAACCGTGTACGGCCTACCAAATACAGCCTCCATCTTCCGGCAATAGTGGTCATACGTCTGTTCAGGTTCTTCGCGTATCAGACGTTTCAACGCTTCCGTTTCATCTTCCGTCCATTGTGTATATTTTTTTCGCATCGCTCTGCCCCCACCCCTGCAACATACTTGAGCGTTTCCCGATCTTGCGATCAACCAAACACAAATATTATAGATACTCTTATTGCGGCAACCACTGAAGAAGAATAAGACCACGCTTCTTGCTTTGACCGATCTTCCTAAAACCAGCTTTCAAAAAACAAAAGCCCGGATTTTTGCTCCGGACTTTCGATTGATCGACGTATGTGATTATGCCATCCCGCGGCGGCGTTCCCCATTCGTTCAATGTTGCGTCTATAGCCGCACGAATCATATCCGAACTGCGGTAACGGTCCGGCGCTTCGTTGCGGAATATCGTACATTCCCAAGCGTTTAAACCATCATCCCGAACACCCTGCCATGTAACCCAAACCGCATCCCCTTTCGAAGTTCGCAATACAAGGTTACGTCCTGGACGAGTAAACATCGGATGTCCGACTGTCTGCCTCGAATAATGACGATCCGCAAGCATTCGGCAGGCGATATCACCTTTGTGTGTAACCATCCAAGGACCGTATTGAGGAATATCTAAAGCAAGCTGAACCATTCGATATCCTCCTATCCGTCCATTAGAAATACAAAAAGCGCCGACATAATGCCAGCGCTCAAGTAACAAATTACATCCTATTCTATTCTGTTAATTTTGGTAATTCATGAGCCACGAAAAAGTAAAATCCCAAAAAAGTAACCCCAACCAGTAATAGCGACAATAGTTTGCCCCGGATTCGCAATATCCACCCGAATACAAGAATACCGATAAATTCAGGTAGGATGATGTACAATATAAGCATCTTCAATATAGCAAATGCGCCGCTTCGAAATATTTCTATGATGTCCTTAAATGCATCATCCAAGAATTATCTCTCCTCATAATCATCCATCTAAACTATAACATGATGAAAATACGTGTTTACTACGGATTTTATTTGTTTGTTAGTTTTTTGGAGTAACACCAATGAATTTCTTGTATTTGTTCCAATATATATTGGACAACCTTTCTCTATGAGCTTTAAAAAAATTCAGTGAAAGATTAACTATCGTTTTAAATTCATACAATGATTGCTTAAATTCAACATCTTTAACTAATATCATTTGTCCCAATTCATCCGTCTCATAATGGAGTTTTGGTAAAAACAATTCTAGAAAATGTCTTTCAATAACAAGCACATGAACATATACTTCACCATCAATCAGCGAGGCTTCATCCATTAATTCTGATATACATAATTTAATTTTATCAAAATTTTCTCTATCCAATTCTTGCAATAATTCATCTTTGATTTTTCTAGTTAAATTGTCTAATCTACGCGTTTTAATTGGGTAATCATTTAGTATTTTTTGAGTGTCATCACGTTTAATTGTATATTTTACCCCAAAAAATGTTATGATTCCGCCAATTATCGAACCCATAAACGCCAAAATATCCCATCCTTTTACATCTAACGATGGGAACGTTACCTTAACTAAATATACAATTGTCAAAATAAGAGATGCGATAATAAGTAACAACATCACATTTATTAATATTCGTGTCATTATCTTTAAAAAACGCAACTTATAATCACCTCCCGCCGTCATACTTCGACATTAGGAAGTGATTTCCTCCATATTATGCAGGAAAATGGTGATTGCTTATTGAAATTTGACTTATGAATAAAAGGAGGTAGGGACAATGGATTATTTAACATTTTACAACAGAGCCGGAAAACCTATTTGTTATTGCGAAGATGGAGAGCATATCTATCTATTTAACGGAAAACCTGTCGCTTATTTTTATGAGGACTCTGTATATTCTTATTCTGGAAAACATCTTGGACGATTTAATGATGGATGGGTTAGAGACAATAATGGAATGTGTGTATTCTTCACCCAGTTTGCATCTGGTGGGCCTGTTAAACCAGTAAAAGGTGCTCGCCCCACAAAGGGAGTTAAAGGTGTTAGGCCGGTTAAATCCGTAAGACAAGTAAGGCCTGTTAGACCGGTACGTTCTTTAAGTTGGTCCCCTTTATCGTCAGAAGTATTTTTCTCCCAATGATTATCCAAATGCAAACCCTGATTCATTCTCAACATTCGCAAACGCCAAAACAAAAGCGTCGGCCCGGTCTGGTGAAGATAGGCCGCGCTTTTTCATGTCTTCTTTACGTTCCAGATAAATCCGCCCATTCGATCCCATGCGCCATTTGCGCGTCGTAAGCTGTGCGACCAGTTTTTCATCGTCCGGAAGTTCGATCACTCCAGGTTGCCCAAGCATGAAATTCGACATGTTTTCCTCAAGCATATCCCGGACTTGACCCCAAAGTTCCGATCCAAGATTTCCGTAATGTTCATCGTTCGCCGCGGCTCCGTTGAGGCAAGGTATAATATCGTATCCTAAGCCGCGTTCTTCGTTAACTTCGTTCAGTCTATCTGTAACGCCGCCACCTAATCCACCATCGTCGATTCGGATTTCGACTGTTGAGATGTTCGGGTATTTTTCCTTGACGCGATCAATCATATGCAATACCCAGCCGGCCGTGACCATTGTCCCCTCTTTATGATGGTAATGAGCATCTACCACCTTCCCGCCAATTCTGGCATAAATGACTGTTTCATCATCACCAAACCGTGCAACGTCAACACCTACAAAAAGTGTATCTCCCACCGGCTCAATTCGAACCTCGTCCTTTGCATGTTCCGCTAACTCAAGCGAAATAAACGAATCAGATTCCCCTCTGGGAAATTCTCCAAGAACACGAACACGCCACAAGTCGGACCCTTCGCCGTACTTTTTTTTCAGCATTTCGATATTCTCTTTCGATGTGCGCGGCGAATCGAGAGCGGACACTTTATGCGTCCGGAACATTTCCCGATCCCTATTATGGCTGTCGTAAAAAATACCGCTCGTCCTTGTCGGGTTACCGCACATCAGCAACTTGTTGTGCGGGCCGGACAACGTACCAAGGATTGCCTCCATGATCGGATCTGCGACGCCGGAGGCTTCATCAACTACGAAAAGCATATAGTCTTCGTGGAAGCCTTGCATGTTTTCCGGTTTCGTTGCCGTCCTGGCAGTTGCGAACCAGCGTTCCTCATATTTTTGCATGTAAATTTTTGTTTTTGTCCATTTCAGAATGCGCTTTAGGATCGGACTGCGCTGCTGCCACTTCGAAATTTCTGCCCATAGCACATCTTGAAGCTGTTGCCGCGTCGGAGCCGTTGCGATAACTTTCGGAAACGGGAAGCAACACAGGAACCACAGAATGACAGCCGATTCAAGCGCTGTTTTTCCGCAGCCTTGACCCGATCGGACCGATACGCGACGATGTTCGGCAATATCGCGCAATACTTTTTCTTGCCACGGATCCGGATTAAATCGGAGCATTTCCCGACAAAAAAGTACCGGGTTTCGCCGGTACTCTGGAATACGTTTTTTGAATGCCGCTTTACGCTTCAATCTCTTCGCCGAAATCTCCGTCGTCATCGTCACCCATCACCGCCTCAGCCCAATCGTCCACCAACTCGCTATCTACATCGCCTTCGCCGGCCGCTTTCTTTTTGTCCAGTTCCAGGCGTTCGCGATCAATTTTAAGCCGTTCCTCTTCGATTCGACGTTTGTGGTGATCGGGCAACAAGTCGAAATATTTCGTTAAAAATTCTAATGCTTTCATCTTATCGGCCAGTTTTATGGATATTCCATCTTTACCTTGTTTTACTTCAGTTATAAGCGATCCGTCGACCTCTGATGATTCGGACAAATCGATATAGTTCACCGTTTGCATTACTGGCTTTTTGTCTTTACCCTTGCCCTCATAAACAGGCCCAAACGCGCCTATGACTTGTTCCTGTCTCTGTCCAAATTTCACATAGTCGGTAATGTCAGAAAAAGCTATGTCGATGTACTTCTGGAACACCGCCATAGCCTCAATCGCAATATTATCGACGATACTTTTCTTTATGCGGTCGATTTCCGCCCTAACTTGAGGATGCTTGAGCAGTTGACACCCAATTTCATAGAACCCATTTGGATAACTGCAATTGTATCCGGCCTTTTTCGCAGCCTTACCGGCATTCCAATATTTCACATAATAGATACAAAAAAGCCTTTGCTTATCGGTCAATCCGTCGTTCTCTATTTCAAAATTAAAATCCCTTTCGCTCTGTTCTTTTTCCTTTTTGGAACGTTCCGAATTATTGGAGCGTTCCGTTTTATTTTTCGGAGCGCTCCGTTCTTTTTTTTGATGTGTTTCGGAGCGTTCCGGAACTGTTTTTCCTGAGAGACGGTCATCCCATCTATCCTTTGCCTTCCACCCCCTGACCGTTCCTTCTGGAACGCCAAGAGCGGAAGCAATATCAACGAGATTCATTTTCCCGTCGCTCGACTTCCACATTTCGAAGGCTTTGTCCCGTTTCGGATCCCTTTGGCGCCCCATTTGTATCACCCCAAAAACTAAAAAATTTTTTATATTTCGTCTTGATGTCCGTCATAGGACATGATATAATGACATTAGAAATCAAGGAAAGGACTGATGAAACAATGACGGTTAAATTTATGTACAACGGCATCAAGGTAGACGGGAAACTTTATAAAGGTTGGTACTCGCTGTCCCCCCTTCACGGTTTCCCGAAAGGCACGATTACGATATACGCGAGGGATTACATGGGATTCCCTCAAATCGAAGGCCTGCAAATCGAAAATGATTCCGATGCGATGACTGACTACTTCGAAAAGGACCGCATCCGGGTAACGCCAAATAACAAATATTACCCGCAAGTCCTGGAAGCCTACAACAAGCAACAAACAAAACGCGGCGCGGAGACGTACCATCCCGCTACTGCTAAATCGAATAAGCCTGCTCCCGCCCCGTCAAACGTCGTGATGCTCAATCCGGATGAACCGGCAACGAAAAAGCAACTCTGGGCGCTCCACTGCATTACAAAGCTTGACACCCGTGATTGGATTATGACAAAAGCAGAAGCCTCAAACCTCATCGGGCGCGCCAAGAAAGGCGAAAATATCCTGCAATTTGTCCAACAAATAGAAAAGGCCGCCCGCTGAAAGTCAGCAAGCGACCTCGAGGCCGGAAAAACTTTGGCGAGTCCCCCGGCCTCTCCAATATATCATAAAAAGGAGAGTATTGAAAATGAAAATCATCGAACGCAAGGAATTGCGCGAAGGCTACGGGTACGATGGATTGTCCATCGTCCTCGTCCAGTTCAAAAACGGCTTCGGTGTTTATTTATACATCCACTGCGAAGACCGTTTTTCCGAAGTATACACCACGCCTAACGAACTAGAAGCACGCGAATGCTTCCAGGAGGAAATTGACAAGTTTCAAATGGTATAATAAGGGACCAACCGGTCCCAAATTTTTATATAAGGAGTGATCGTCTTGGACATCCTCGATCAAATCATGGGGGTCGAGGAGGCCGCGAAACTGTGGGGATACGACAACCCCGACAGTGTGAAACGCCTTTGCCGCGAGGGCAAAGTGAGAGCAAAAAAAATCGGGAAGACATATGTCATCCCGAAAGACCACCCTAATCCGCGGCAACCTGACCACCCGAAAAACTGGCGTGCGAAAAAAGCCCAATCAGGTCAATCCTGACGGGCTTTTTCTTTTTTCCCTCTCTCGCTGCGGCGGAGGGCCGGCCGTCCCGATCCCCGCCTTACGCGCCTGGGATCGACGCAGAAAGGAGGAAGTCACACGCTGCGGGCTTTTGCCCCTCCCGCGAGGTTGAATGTCCGCGACTTTCTTAGGGAGGCGGGGAGTGAATCGAAAAATGCTATTTTCTTCGTTTTCTACATTGAATCATTTTTTTAATCCTGATTTACTACGGATTTTCAATATTCCTCGGCCTCCGAATACCCGAAAAATCCCCGCCCGAATGATCGAGCGGGGATTTTTAATTCGGCAGTCGCAATCCTATCTCCCCTTCTTTATTCCGCCCTCGTCCGTACTCAACTACCACCAAATCAAGCGTTCCATTTATTTTCAGGCTGTTCGCTATGTTGGTGATTGCCTTCCGCCGCTTTTCCGCGAATGTTGTCGCTGAAATTGGATAGATGTCCTTCCGATATCCCTTCTCCATGTACTCCTGAGCCTTCAAGTATCTCATTCCTTCGAGGAAAAGCAGTTGAGCGATTAACGCTTCATGCGGATCTCGGATATTCGCCACTACCTGACGGATGATATTTGTAATACGTTTGTAAAACATATAAATGACATGGCGTTTGTCCTTTAAAACCAACGCATTCGCCGGTATGTTTGCGTACAAGTCCTCGCTCGATTCTCGCTTGGCAACAATACCTTCAGCGCTCAACAATTCGTATGCCGTCAGTCCGTTCTGGATTTCTTTTTGGGCAATCTCATAATTTTTGCATATGTCGATCATGTCTGTGTACCGTTCCAAAAGCCACTTCGTTTTTCTGATGTCCTCTTCTGTTACATCGTCAAAAAATGTCAATTGATGTATTTTTTTTGTATCCTGAATGTCATCAGTTTCAATGATGGCCGCTTGCATCGAAATCACTCCTTCTTTAATTCCTTTATGTTTCGATCATACTAGCGATTCGATGCGGTTTTACTACGGATTTTTATATTACGCTTCCCAATTCCAAAGTCCCTGCTGCCCCTTCACCGGCACCGGCTCAATCCTGCACACATTCGCCAATTCCCAAGCATAGCGCCCTGGTGTGTAGTCGCCAAAAGGAAGTTCTCTCATATTTAAAAACTTGACCCTCTTTTCATTAGGTGGCTGCGCTTCTAAAAGATGGTTGTCCAGCACTTTCCAGCAATCTACCAATTCCGCGATCGCTATAACGCATCCGGTCGATAATGGAGAAATCTGGTGCCATGTCTTCGTGTAATCCTTTGCTAGTATTAGCACAGTTTGATGATCGATCTGCTTCCCTGCATGAATCGCAATCGGGCCGCGATAATTTGTCCGCCAGCCTCGCGTTTCGTATCGCTTGAATCCTTGGGCGATCAGCGACGCAAAAGGTTGATATATGGTTATTGCTTTCATTCCACATTCACCCCGATTTCTGCCAATAATGTTCTCGCCCTGCGTCCGCCGTCATTGATCTCTCTGCCGCGTGCTAGACGCTCGTAAAATCGCAAGCACTCGATCAATCTATTTCGTTGATCAAAATACCTTTCGCAATCCTCTTCCAGATCGTTGATGATTCGCACGTAAGATTCAGCCACTTTTTTCAGCAGTTCATTTTGTTCTTCAACGCTCAACGTCGTCGGAATTTGTGCAACCACATCTCCGCATGATGGACAGATATACTCGTTGCCGTTTCTTTCAGCAACTTTAAAGCACTTCCCACATCCTGGTTTCATTTGGACAACTCCTTTTCAA